GATGAGTTATTTTTAGTTGACTACTTCACTCTATCCGGAATGAAAGAAGAAAACTATTGGAATTACGAGAAACGACATATGCCCGATTATATTGAGGATTACAAAAATAGAATTAATGAGGTAAAAGTAAAATGAAAGAATTGAAATTTGACATCACACGAGTTCCTGTATTGAAATTGAAACATTTTGAGGCGCAAGCTAAAGCGATGGCTGATATTGGTGTTGATGGATATGGAGCTACAGCAGAAGGGCAAATGAACACTTGGGTAGATGGCGTAGTTCGTCTTCTAGCTAATGACGGATATGTTACTGTAGCAGATCTACGTAAGGCTGCTGGAATGGATGTTGACGCTTCTGATCATTTCGTTGGTTGGGATATTCGTGCTACTACATCTATTGAAATTAAGGAAAACCGTGTTGAATTTCCTCTTATTCTGATCAAGAGCTTGGGTTGGCCTATTGATCCTAGCTATATTGATTGGTCTGTTCTTAACAAGATCAAACACGAAAGTCTTGAATTGGATAATATTGAATACTTCAGTAAATATATTGAAGACTTGAAATCTTACTACCAATTCACTGATGAGCAAGTCAAGAAATTCTTAGCCGGTGAGATATACTGGGAGGAATAAGAATGGGAGCACTATATTTAACACTCACGAAATCGTATAAATCGGAAAATCCTATGGGTGGCGAAATCTTTCTAGATGTTAAAGACTATCATTTAACAGATGATTTTCTGCATATCGATCACCGCGTGTTGACTAAGGATTGTATGGTGGTTGAAATGACTACGACAATAGCTCGCCGCTATATTGTTGATATTCAGGCATTTGTCAATGCTAGAGATCTAAACAATTACCTAGGACGTTACAATCATGTTTACCAACCGTACTGGGGTAATCCAAATATTTCATACGTTATTGAACGTGAATTTAAAGACGGTCCATACAGGTTCCATATTGACAACGAGGTCGTTGATGTTGTGGAAGGTGACGGTGAGTTGATTATAACATACACTAGTGGTACGAAAATTAACTATCCTAAATCCGAAGCTTTACGTTGGCGCGTGATTGATTACAAGAAAATGAGGTAGTAAATCATGGAATCGTATAGTATAAAAAGTCATTCGGTCGGACCGACTAGAGGATTTGCGGTTCCATTCAAACAAGGCAATGGGGCGTTGTTGAAGCGCCTCATAAGCCAACGTTTTGTTAGATTTGGTGACCCAACAAAAATCTCAGTCACATATCTTGATGATACCGACGAAGAGAAGACCACAGAATTCCACAATGTCAAAACTGTGGGATTTTGGGACGTGAGTCAAATGTTAGAGATAACGTCTAAATTTGGATATGAGTCTATTGTGTATAGAATTCATAAAGATGATATTATTAATATTGAGGAGAAGTGAAATGAAAGAACGATTATATGATGTATTTGTTGAATTCAAGGATTCCGATAAAGCACCTTATAGAAGTCAAAGTGCTATTGGCGCAGAAGTTGTTGGTTTAGCGATTGTAATCGAGAGTCGTTATCAACATGGTATTGGTAAGGTTATCTTTAGTCTTGATGAAATACATTCTTGTAGCGTATTTCCTGTGTCAAACGAGGCAAATCAATGAAACTTATAGAGAACAAACTAAAAGTTATCGATATCGATTATCATGATGACATTCTATACACTCCAGGTCTATTCTTTGACGTAATCGAACATTATTTCGAATCCCAATTTCTGGTTATTAAATGGTATAAGAATTACGAAGATGGAAGCACTAGGGAAGTTATGACTTATATCCCAACGATAAACATATCCAAATTCAATGTTTATCTAGACGATACAGATTTCAAAGAGGAAAGAAGGTATAAAAATGACTAAAGTAAACCAACAAACAATGAAAAATCAATACGATCACCAGTACAACACGTTCTGTCGTAAAAATCACGACTATGGTAACTCTTTTGAGGAATCTTTGGACCAGTTCGGAATCGTCGCTAGCATCGTCCGTATGAGCGATAAGATGAATCGTTTAGCGTCCCTAACAGACGAGTCTAAAACGCAGCAGGTGGGCTCTGAGAGCCTCCTAGACACCCTTGAGGACCTATCTAACTATGCTGCTATGACTGCGTGCTGGTTAAAGGGAGTTCGCGAAGAAGATGGTGAAAATACCATTTATGCAGATAATAAACCAGTTGTGACTTATAAAGAGGACACATCTAAATACGAAGCTGATGTTACTATTGGTAATGACTTGGAATTTACCGACGCGGTACGAGACGTTGTAACTATGCTGAAAGTTGTCTTTAAAATTCATTGCAAAATTGAAGAGTTCAAAATGACCGAGGAAGATTATGAAGAATTGGAACATATCAAAAATCGTCTACGTTCTATGGTTAATGACGGGACTATTTCTGAAGGGTTAATGCGTAAATTGATTGACATTCACGTTAAATTGAATCCCGATTCATTAATTTACCAACTCTTTAAACAACCGAAAGATGTAGATAATCATCAGAAGCATCCTAAGGGTGTAGATAGCATTCGCGACTTATTTCCTAAATCAATTCTAAAACCAGCAATTGGTTTATCAATATTGCCAGGGGAGACGTTATACAAACTCCCACGAGGAGTTGGCAAATCACGAATGGTATTATCTAGATTGACTGGTATAGATTGCTTTGATTTGGAACCCGGGCATATTCCGGAGGTATCTATGCCTACGAATGAAGAGCCTAAAAATATTTATGAGGAACTGGAGGAATTGTTTGTTAAACAAAACGAACATATTAAAGTTCTTCTAATTAGCGGTGCTGGTAAGGACGATATTAAGCCTCTTGCTATATTGGATTACAAATCCAAAACATCAGAAGCGGTTCGTGGATATGATCTTATGGTGGCTTTGGACTGTCTTATTCCTAATTTAAGTAAAGCGGGATTGGAACATTTTATTGATGTTGCGAATAACGTATTGAAAATGAAGGATTTTGATCATGAGTAAAATAAAATGTAAGTTTTATATAATGGCATCTAGAGAACTATTGGAATATGCAGGTGTATCTAAAGAAGTTATCGATGAGATATTTTTCTAAAAAGGAGAAGATTGTTAATCATAAGTAAATTTTATAAGAGAACTCATTTCATTATACAATTGGTAAATTCAAACACATTCCACCACACTATATTCCTGAGTACAAACATTCATGAGACATTATAAAACTAAAAGGAGAAACTAAATGACAATTAACATTAACACAGCAATTGACTGGATGTACGCACGCAAAGGACAAGTGTCCTACAGTATGACATCTCGCGATGGTGATGACTCTTACGACTGTTCATCATCTATTTACTACGCACTACGCAGCGCTGGAGCTGCCTCTGCAGGTTGGGCCGTAAATACCGAATACGAACACCAATGGCTCATTGACAACGGATACGAATTGATTTCCGAAAACACACCATTCACAGCTAAGCGTGGGGATATCTTCATCTGGGGACGTCGTGGATATTCTGCAGGAGCATTTGGACACACTGGTATGTTCATCGATGGCGATAACATTATCCACTGTAACTACGCCTACGACGGTATTTCCGTAAATGACCACGACGAACGCTGGAATTATGCCGGTCGTCCATATTACTACATCTACCGCTTGACAAACAACGACGCTGCTCCTGCACCTGTTAAGAAAGGCTGGCAAGAAGACTCTAAAGGCTTCTGGTGGGCGCGTGGTAACGGTACATATCCTGCTTCTCGCTTCGAGTATATTGAAGAAAATCGCTCATGGTTCTACTTCAATTCTGAAGGATATATGGTTGCTGAAGACTGGGTAAAACACACCGATGGTCATTGGTATTACTTTGACAAGGACGGCTACATGGCTACGTCTTGGAAGAAGATCAAAGGATACTGGTACTACTTCAACCGTGATGGAGCTATGCAAACGGGCTGGGTGAAATACTTCGACGATTGGTTCTATCTTGATCCTAAAGATGGAAATATGACCAGCGATCAGTTTATCCGCTACAACGACGGTTGGTATAAATTACTTCCCGATGGACGTCTTGATACTAAGCCAGCATTTACGGTTGAGCCTGACGGTAAGATTACAACAGATACGGAAAATACACGTAAATAATCGGGGGGGTGACTATGGGTAAAAAGAACACAAATCCTATAGTCCTCGACGCATTTGACGCGGTTTATATTCATGATAAGCAGGGTTTAGTGACTGGATGGAAGCTTGTATTGAGCCGAAATCCGGTCCTTACCACGCTTTATGGAGAGGTTATTCGGGCTAAAATTAGCGGTTTTGAGTACCTTGTTAGGGTTGCTGACAGGTATCAAACGGATAATAATCTGGTAAATCGGGTCGAAATTTCGTGGATTAAGAGGTCGAAATAGTAGTATTTTCTATGGAAAACGACGTAAAATCGGGGAGATATTCGATGAAAAATGCCCTGAAAACTTCGGGTGACTGTAGGAATTTGCATTGATATTATAGAAAAATTGGTTAAAAATGGCTAATTTTGGTTATAAACTATCCCCCAAAAAATCTGAGGAAATTTGGGGGATTTGTAAGTGACCTATAATATTGATGTAAGAAATTGAGAAAAAAGTGGTAATTTTTTAAAAATCACCTATTTTTCCCCCAAAAAGTCCACCTTTTCCTATTGTATATTGGGATGAGTTGAAAATGAACTAGTATATATATACAATGTGAAATAGGGCCAAAATGGGGGAAAAACGGGGTGATAGAAGAAATGGAGGTATATAGTGGATTTTTTAGACGTTTCTATCAAAAAGTTCACGTCAAACAACAGATCAGTTGATTATGAGGTATCTCCCGATTTCATTTTTGGTGATACAAAGGATTTAGTAGTAAAAGGTTCTAAATTCTACGCGTACTGGAATGGTTCTTATTGGGACACCCAACAAAAGAACTTATTTTATGATATTGATAGTTTGCTTTGGCGTAATGCTAAAGAATTAGAAGATGGTAAACCTGGACTACGAATTGATGTTAAGGAAATCCGTAGAGCATCTGTTGGTAAATTTAGGTTATTTCAAGATTTCTGTAAAGCCTGTGAGTCTGGTGATGTATCTTTCAACCAAAAGATATTATTCGCGGACCATAAGATGATGCGGCGAGACTATGCGACCACTCAATTAAATTACACACCAACAGAAGGAGATGCTCCTGCATTTACCGAATTGGTTGGTACTTTATATATGCCACAAGAACTCGATAAGATACTGTGGTTTATGGGCGCCTTATTTACCAACAATATGTACAAGATTGAAAAGTTTATGTATTTGTATGGATCAAAGGGCAGTGGTAAAGGCACCGTCTTAAAGATATTCCGAATGTTATTTCAAGATTACTGTGCGTCTATTGACTTAAAACTGCTCACTAGCAATGATCAGTTCGCAACAGGACAAGTCCAGGAAGTACCATTATTGATTGATGAAGATACGGATATCAGTCATATTCAAAACGATACTCCGTTATTGAAATTGACAAGTCATGAAATTATTCAGGTTAATAAAAAGTTTAAAGAACCTTATTCTGTAACATTTACCGGATTATTAATTACAGCATCAAACCAACGTTATAAAGTTCGTAACGTAGACTCGGGTATTACTCGACGAGCTGTTGTAGTAAATCCTAGCGGACAGAAAGTAAGCCATACGAAATATAATCAATTGATGGCCCAAATCAAATTCGAACTGCCTTATATTGCTCAGATGGCAATTAACCGATTTGAAGAATTGGGATTCGATTATTTTGATGAATACTTCGATGTTGAGATGGCAGAACAGACAGACCATATCTTTGATTTTATTCGTTCAAATGCAATTTATATGCAAGATGGAATTAGTCTCCGTCAGATTAGTGAATTATATCGCGAATATTTAGAAGACATGGGCTGGAAGACGGATGGATATAAGGCCGTTATCAAGCGTGAGGCTTTGCGTTATTTTGACACAATGGTTAAAGATAGCGTTATGGATGGTACTCGCGTTAAAAATTATTTCAAAGGATTTAAGTGGAACGTCGCATTTCCAGAAGGACTTGTGAGTACAAGCAACCCAGATGAAATGATTGTTCCGGATAACTGGCTAAAATTTGATCACAACAATCGTGTATTCAATAGACTTGCATCGGATTATCCAGCGCAGCTAGCGCAAAGAAATGGAAATCCTATGATGAAATGGGAAGATGTACGTACAACTTTAAAAGATATTCATACGGATAAACTACATTGGGTTAAAGTTCCGTTGAATCATATTGTTATTGATTTTGATTTGAAAGATGAGGACGGAAATAAAAACCTTGAGTTGAATGTTGAGGCTGCTTCAAAATTTCCACCGACTTATGCTGAAGTCTCAAAATCGGGTCAAGGCATTCATTTACATTATATCTACGACGGTAATGTCAATGAGTTAAATAATTTGGTGGATAAGCATATTGAAATCAAAGTGTATAAAGGCAACGCCTCTCTGAGACGGATTGACAAAGCATCTAACAACTTACAACCATCTCATATTTCATCGGGCTTGCCGTTGAAAGAGAGAAAGGATAAGGAAATGTATGAACATGTGAAAGAAATCACATATACAGAAAAGACGTTGCGTAATTTTGTAAAACGCCAATTGGGACAGATTGAGGGTAAAGAACCGAGTCACCCAAATACCAAACCAACGATTGATTTTATTGCTCACGAAATTCAGAAAGCTTTTGATATGGGTCTGGAATATGACTTGACCGATTTGAAGCATGATGTATTTCTTCGAGCGTTGCGTTCGACAAACAACAAAGAATATTGTGTTGCAGTATTCCAAAAGATTCCTTGGTCTTCAATTAGAGATGACGAAGGAGCTACTGAGAACAAGCTTACAAACTTCACGAAGATATATCCGAAAGAAGAATTGGTGTTCTTCGATATTGAGGTATATCCTAATCTGTTTGTAGTCGTCTGGAAGAAATACCATGATGACGAATTTACAAAATGGATTAACCCAACTCCAGACCAGATTGAATATTTGTTAAGCTTCCCTATCGTTGGATTTAACAACCGACGATACGACAACCATATTCTCTATGCACGATTACTTGGATGTAATAATCTTGAGTTATTCCGTCAGTCATATAGAATTGTCAACGAAAAAAATGCGAAGAGTGGAATGTATGCAGCAGCTTACGAATTAAGCTATACCGATATTTACGAGTACGCTCAGAAGAAACAATCGCTCAAACGTTGGGAAGTTGATCTTGGTATCAAACACGTCGAGATGGAAATTCCTTGGGACCAACCAGTTCCTGATGAGTTAATTCCTGTTGTAGTTGATTACTGTGTAAATGACGTTGAGGCAACTGAGAAATTGTTCGACGCTATTTATGCCGATTATGTTGCGCGCGAGATCTTGGCTACAATTGCTAAAGGTTCAATGAATGCAACCAACAACCAATTGACAGCTAAATTTATCTTTGGTGATGACCCACGTCCCCAAGACAAATTTAATTATGTCAAACTTGCAACCATATTCCCAGGATACAAGTACGAATTCGGTAAGTCATATTATCGTGGTTTTGAAACTGGAGAAGGTGGATTTGTATATGCCGAACCTGGAGTGTACAAGAATATCGCTTTGCTTGACGTAGAGTCAATGCACCCTAACTCTCTTGTAAATATGAACTACTTCGGTCCATATACTCAACGCTATGCTGACTTGCTCAAAGTTCGCGTGTTGTTAAAACATAATAAAATTGATGAAGTTAAACAAATGTTTGATGGTGTCTTGGCTCCGTTCTTGGATAATCCAGAATATCTCAAACCTTTGGTAACAGCATTGAAGATTGTAATCAACTCTGTATACGGAATGACCTCTGCTAAATTTGATAACAAGTTCAAGCACCCAGACAATATTGACAACATCGTTGCAAAACGTGGTGCTTTATTTATGGTCGATTTGAAATTTGCTATTGAAGAGCAAGGATATCAGGTTTGTCATATTAAGACCGACTCTGTTAAGATTCCAAATGCTGATGAGAAGATTATCAAATTCGTTGAAGACTTCGGCGCTCAAGAGAAGTATAGATATCGATTTGAACATGAGCATACTTACAAACGTATGGCTTTAATCAATAACGCTGTTTATATTGCTCAACTTGAAGATGATAAATGGTCTCCAACTGGTGCTGAGTATGCTAACACATATTTGCTTAAACGAGTATGGACAAAAGAAGAATTGGTTGATAAAGATTTCTTCATCACCAAACAATCGAAAGGTCATATTTACTTAGGCGACGAGTTCGTTGGTAAGGTTGGATCTATTTATGCTTCTAAGACTGGAGCAGAATGTATGTGGACAGAAGACAATGAAAACTTCAAGTCCATCACTGGAACAAAAGGATATTTGTTCAAACAAACAGATAAGTTTGATATTGAAGATGTAGATTTCAGCTTCTACGACAAGATTGCTGTTGACGGTCTTAAGAAAATCATGAAGGTTGGCGATATCAAAGACATTGTTGATGACATGCCTAAGGACTATGTTGACGCTCTCGAGCTCCAAGACAAATATCCAAGTGTAAAAACTATTTCTATCAATCACGGTACTCTCAAAATCAAAACTCCTGAGAATGCTTGATTGAAATTTCCCGCAGGTTGATTTTAGGCTTCGCAGGATTTACATGGCACATAATAGAGAGGAAGAACAAAATTCTGCTGATTTGTTCTCTTCTTTTCTTTTTGAAAACAATGTCAAACTAACGTCAGAATAGAAAGGACATATAAATGACAGCAACAACAAAAATTACTCAAATCTCAGACTCCCAAATTATTTTGGAAGAAGTCGATTTCCTCTTCGCTCGAAACTTCACTGGGCGCCAGGAAAAATACAATCGTGCAGGAGACCGTTACTTTAATGTTAAAGTAAATCCTGAAGATGTCGACCTACTCTTATCTTATGGTGTAAATGTTAAGCAATATTCACCTAAAGATGTTCCTGATGATCTCGCTGCTAAGATGGAAGAGAACCCCGACATGTTCGAACCGGCTTATTTCTTCAAGGTCCGTGTATTTACACAATTCGGTTTACCAAGTATTGCCATTATTTATGACGATGGAACTACTCCAGTTGATGGCGATATTGATCCTCGTGACCGTATGTATTTGACTGAAGAATCGCAGCTATCAATTATTGACGATTTGGAAATCGCAATCTGCGATATGACAATCGCTCGACGAGATCCAAGTCCAGATGGAAAGTATGCTCGTCTCAACCTTAAGAATGCCTATATTCGAGTGGTAGACAATCCACTCCGTCGTAAATATGGCTTCTAATAAAATTGAATTATACGACTATCAACGTCAGGCGGTTGATAGATTGCATAATGGTTCTGTATTGTTAGGTAAGGTCGGTTCTGGTAAATCCTTTACCGGCCTGTTTTATTATTTGAAGAATCACAAAGACTTACCATTGTATATTATCACAGTAGCTAAAAAGCGAAACGATAAAGAGTGGCATAGAGATATGGAAGCTCTAGGTATAAATGGGACTGTTGATTCTTGGAATAATATTACCAAATACACCGATGTTGAAAACGCATTCTTTTTATTCGACGAACAACGAGCAATCGGTTATGGTTCTTGGGGAATGTCTTTTATTAAGATAGCCCGAAAGAATAAATGGATAATGTTGACAGCAACGCCTGGTGATGTATGGATAGATTGGATGTGTTTATTTATAGCAAACGGATTTTACAAAAACAAATCTCAGTTTGTTGATATGCATGTTGAATACAATCCATATTCAAAATTCCCACAGATCAAACGATATCATGGAGTAGACCGATTAGATAGGCTCCGTAGAAGTTTGGTGGTGGCTATGGAAGACTTTAGAAAAACTAAAGTTAACCGACTCACAATTAATACATCTTTTGATAAAGATTTATATTCTCAGGTAATGAAGTCAAGGTTTAACCCATATACGGAAGAACCTATTACCAGCGCTTCTGAATTTACACAAGTGTTGAGAAGAATCGTTAATTCCTCCGACCGTAGAAAAGAAGCCGTCAAGAATGAAATCATGACAAGAGACAAAGTAATTGTGTTTTACAACTATATCTATGAGCTCGACATCTTGAAAGATATTTGTCGAGAATTAAATAGAGCGTATTATCAATACAACGGCAGTAAGCACGAAATTATACCAAACAGTGACTCGTGGATATATTTAGTGCAGTACACCGCAGGAGCCGAGGCATGGAATTGCATAACTACTGATAGCATTCTATTCTTTTCCCTAAACTATTCATACAGGATAATGGACCAGTCAGAAGGTCGAATCAATCGCGTGAATACCTCCTTTGAAAATCTTTATTATGTATATTTCAAAAGCCCGGCTTCAATTGATGACGCAATATCTAGGTCTATAAAATCTAAAAAGAAATTCAATGAAAGGAATTGGGTAACAAAAACATGTCCAAATTGGAACGAGACTTTCAAAGAGTCTTAATTCAGGATATTAAAAAGCGTTTTCCAACAGCCATTGTCAAAAAGAATGACTCTGGTTATATTCAAGGAATACCTGATCTATCCGTAGACATCGGACCATATTCCTATCATTTAGAAGTTAAACGCAGTGGAACAGCTCCATATCGTCCTAATCAAGAATATTACTTAGCCAAGTATAATTCAACAGGCGGTTGGGCTAGAACCATATATCCCGAAAATAAGGAGGCTATATTGGATGAAATGGAACAAACATCCAGAGTACGAGGGACATCATAGTTTCCTTAGTGCTAGTCAATGCCATTGGCTTAATTATGATCCGGAAAAACTTGTAGAACGCTTTGAAAATGAGAAAGCTAAACAAAGAGGAACAGAACTTCATGAGTTCGCTAGCCTATCTATTCAACATAGAATTAGATTAGAACCAGGGCATACACACCCTGCAGTTGCTAATTTTGTTAATGATGCAATTGGATATCGTATGGATAGTGAAGTCTTGTTATTTTATAGTCCTTATGCTTTTGGTACCGCCGATGCAATTCGTTATGATCCACCAACAAAAGATAATCCTCGTGGATTTCTTAGGATTCATGATTTAAAAACAGGCAAGACCAAACCCAAGATGGAACAACTTCTTGTTTACGCTGCTTATTTCTGCTTGGAGTATGGTCAGAAACCAGAAAGAGTAGATTTTGAATTGCGTATTTACCAAGGTAACAAAATCGATACATATATTCCTGAAGCGGAAGATGTATATGATGTTTATAATACAATCAAAGAATTTTCGGCAATTCTTGAACGAAAACCCGAATAGAAAGGCATAATATGGATCTTGAAGAATACTTAATTCATAAAGGTACACCACACCAAGGTAACACTCCTCATAGTGGACGCTATGCCTGGGGTTCTGGTGAAAATTCATATCAGCGTGCAACCTCGTGGTCAGACACTGTTGCAAAATATCGTAAAAACGGTTTAACTGACACTCAGATTGCCGCAAAGATTGGTATTACTACAACTGAGTTTCGAGCTAGAAATACCATTGCTAATCAAACTGTTCGTTTAAGAAATCAATCTATGGTTATGGAACTTCATGAGAAAGGTTATGGTCCTACTGAAATATCTCGTAGAACTGGTTTACCTGAATCAACTGTTCGAATGAATCTTAACGAACAAGTTAGGAACAATGTCAATCGTATGGAACAAGTCAAATCTGATTTAAAATCTTTAATTAAAGAGAATCCATATCTTGACGTCGGTTTAGGAGCAGCACAACAATTAGGTATTAAAGAAAATACTCTTAAACGTGCAGTTCAACAACTTGAAGCTGATGGCTATCATATGCATAAAGTATATGTTAATAATGCCACAAACGATGACCATTGGGTTGAAATGAAAGTTTTAACAAAAGAACCAAATCCTGATATTGTCAGAGAACACAAACACGAAATTAAACCACCCAATTTATATAAGACTGAAGACGGAACAACTAAATTAGGTTTAAGACCAATCGAACATCTTGATTGGAAACGTGTTGGTATTCGTTATGATGAACAAGGTGGAACCGATAAAGATGGTGTCATGGAACTTCGTCCAGGCGTTAAAGATCTGGACTTAGGTAATTCTAAATATGCTCAAGTTCGTATTGGTGTTGGAGGAACCCATTATCTTAAAGGTATGGCTGTTTATGGAGATCCAAAAGATTTTCCTAAAGGTGTAGATGTTATTTTCAACACCAACAAGAAACAAGGAACGCCTAAAGAAGATGTTCTTAAGAAACTTAAAGATGACCCTGATAATCCATTCGGTGCTCAAATCAAACCTAATGGGCAGAAAGGTGCTATCAACAAAGTTAATGAAGAAGGTGACTGGGGAACTTGGTCTAAAACCTTATCTTCTCAGTTTGTTTCTAAACAACCACCTATATTAGTTAAAGGTCGAATTCAAAAGACGTATGAAAAATTACAGAAAGAATTTGACGAGATAGCTAATTTAAATAATCCTGTAGTACGTAGAGTTATGATGGCGGATTTTGCAAATGGTCTAACAACCAAACGTCATAATTTGAAACTAACAGGATTTGATCGAATGCGTGGACAAGTATTATTACCTTTATCTGGTATTAAAGCTAACGAAATCTACGCACCAAACTTTAAGAACGGTGAGAAAGTTGTTCTTGTTCGTTATCCTCATGGGGGAATATTTGAACTACCAGAACTCACTGTAAATAACAAGCTTGGAAATGGTCCTGCTAAATTTATGAAGGGCGCCAAAGATGCAGTTGGTATTGACTCTTCTGTTGCAAGCAAATTGTCAGGAGCAGACTTCGATGGCGATACTGTTATGGTTATTCCTAATAATAAAAACGGTATTAAAACAAGTCGTTCTTTGAAAGAACTCAAGAACTTTGATACAAATCAATACTATTCTCCAGACAAGAATATTCTTAAGCGTGATTCAAAAGGTAACTGGACAATCAAGCAGAAGACAATGGGTGAAGTGTCCAACCTTATTACTGACATGACTCTTAAAGGTGCAAGTAATTCTGAGATTGCTCGTGCGGTAAAACATTCAATGGTTGTTATTGACGCTGAAAAACATAATCTAGATTATTTACGTTCCGAAAGAGAAAATGGAATAAAGGAATTAAGGAAACGATATCAAGAACACCATGATGTTATTTCTGGTACTACAAAAATGGGAGCCTCTACTCTTATTTCTAGATCTAAAACAGAGCACCGTACCCTAGAAACATGGTACAAGGATAGAACTCCAGAAGAGCTTGCTGCTAATCCTAGACTCGCTCCTAAAGTTAAGAAGACAAAGACTATTTCAACAGATCATGTTGTGGAAATGGTTAAAGATGCTAAGACCCTTGGTTCAGGCACCCCTATAGAAAACATGTATGGGAATTATATCAATGCTTTAGGTAAGATGCGAGACAAAGCTAACAAGGTAGTTGAGTCTTCTCCTAACATGGTCATGAACAAAGAGGCTAAGCTTAAGTACCGTGATCAGGTAGAGTCTCTACAACACAAGCTTAACACAGCTCTAGCTAACTCTCCTAGAGAAAGGCAAGCACAGCTAATCGCTAACAAAGTGATTGCTGAGAAGAGAGATCCTAACATGCAGAAGGACCAACTCAAGAAGCTTAAACAACAGGCTATTGCTGCTGCTCGTATACAGACTGGTGCTGATGGAGCTAAGACTCGTATCAACATTGAGGATGATGAGTGGAAAGCTATTCAGTCTGGTGCCGTTAGTACTAAGATGCTTACTGACATCTTGCGCTTCGCTAACACAGATAGAGTCAAACAGTTAGCTACACCTAGAGAAGAGAAGGTTCTCAGCCTATCTAATGCATCTAGAGCTAAGACTATGATTCGTAATGGTCATAGCTATGCTGATGTAGCTGAAGCTCTTGGCGTTAGCATCTCTACCATCCAGAACCTAGTCTAGTAGAAAGGAGAGACAACTGTTATGGAAGATTACTTACAAGCAACAACAGTAGTTGACACTATGCTAACTACTTACGACAATCCATACAATCCTTTCTCTGACTTCGATTCATGGAAGAAGTGGGATGAAGACAATGGTTACTTCACTTCAGAACTACTAGCAGCTGTCATCGGTAACACTGATGATGCGTTAGATGAAGTTGAAGAAGCTCAACGTCATGCTATGGCTATCAATTTAATCATTGATGAAGGTCCAATTGAAGATGTTTGGACAGTTTGTCGTACAGATACACAAACACCGATTCGTCTACCAACTTCTGAAAATGAAAAATCAGAAGAATAAATTCACACCCCATAGGGGGGAGGGTCGCAAAAATTTTCGACCCTTTTGCATCGCCACACCTCTCCTAAATTTCTCCGGAGTGGTTAAGAGTCCTAAATTGGGATTACTATCTAGGGGCAATGTATGGATAAAGGAGGGTAAACCATGAACAATGAAGTGCAAGAGCATATAAAAGCACTGTTAATGTGGTTGATATCTCCTGAGGTACTTAGTCAAATCGGTGTTTACATTGGAGTTGGAGCATCTATTTACAAAGTTGGCATCAAAGCCTTTAAAAAAGTATGGGTCGACTTAGAAGCTAAACAGAATAATGAGATTAATGGCATTAAAAATTCTATTAATTCTCTAACAGTAAGCTTTCAAGAGATGCATAAGAATCAAGAACGAGACTTTCTTAGGCTCCAAATAATCACCGGTATTCATTCTGGTAGATTATCAGAGCAAGAGATTCTTTATCTATATGATCAGTACACTGAAAAAGGATACAACTCGTATGTGTCAAGAATGGTCAATGATTATATAGATGAACTACGCACTTCAAATAAGGAGAATGAGAAATGACAATTGCAGTAGATGATATTATCACATTGGTAACTTTAGTTATCGTATTTGCTCCAGTAGTACTAAACCTAGTCAAGTATCTAGGAGCGTCAACACACAGTAAAGCAGTAGTTACTCTCGCAGAGCGAGCACTAATTATTGTTTCCGCTCTAGACAACATGTTAGTCACAAACACTTCTAAGAAAAAAGAAGCTTTGGATAAACTATTGTCTTACGCATCAGAAACTGGCGTTAAGCTTACATCAGAACAAGCTTCTGATTATATTGAACACGCCGTCCAAGAACTCCGCCGTCTTCAGCAATCTCAAACAATCGAGGTGACTGATAATGGCACGGAAGAGAAGTGATGCAAAAATCTTATCTCCTGGATTAACTCCGGAAGGTATGTTAAACAAGCTCACCATTAAAGCATTTGATTTAGCAAATAAACAGCTAGATGATGGTACAATAGCACCAAGTACTTTAAACGCATTATTGCGATTTGGTACTGCTGAGCGTGAGATACAACTCGAAGCAATGATATCTAATAAAAAATTATCAGATTCTAAAATCGAATTGATCGAAAGTGAAGTTAAAGGAAAGGGCGACAGCGAGGCTGTAATTGCGGCTATCCGTGGTTATGCGCCATCTGAAGAACTATAAAAATGTTTCAAAATGATTACACCCGAGAAAACTTAAGTGATCTCAGCTATAAAAAACTTTTGACTTTCGATAATTTTGGTGATAGACTGAATTTCTTATCTCTCATTAATCGAGGATACAAATCTCCTAGAGAAATTTCAAACGCTTTCTACAAATCTAGAATTTGGAGAGATATGCGTGATTATATTATTGCTCGTGATTTAGGATACGACTTAGGTGTTAAGGATGTTGAAATAGAGGGACCTCCTCTAGTCCATCATATGATTCCTCTAACCGAAGAGGACATATTGGAATGGCGTGAAGACATTATCTTAAACCCAGATCTTTTAATCACAACATCTTATAATACACATAATATCATTCATTACGGATTTGGTAGAGTTCAATCAATGAACTATGTTGAAAGATCTCCTGGAGATACTAAATTATGGTAGGTGAACTATATGACGATTCTTAATGATATTAAGACATCTGTAGATTTCGCTTCCGAAGAAGATACAGGATATGATGATCGATTGTTATTGGAATTGGATGGAATTGTTGGTGAATTATCTCAACTCACAAACGTCCAATTAACTTTCGAAGCTAAGAAAGATGCTGATTGGGAGTCATTGATTCCTAACAAGGATCCGAATCTTGTTCGATTGGTTAAGCAATATGTGCTTGTATCGATTCGATTGAAGTTCGATCCTCCTGTGGGTAGTATTCTAACTTCTCTAGAAAGATCATTACAATCGACCGCACATCGAATAATCTTACAAAATAGGGAGGGATCTAATGAATGATGTAGATCAAGATCTTCTCCATGCAATTGAAACCAACAATTCTGACGATGTAATCGAACATTTCGGTATCAAAGGAATGAAATGGGGTTTCAGACGAAGTCTTTCAAAATTGCCGCAATCAAGAACGAGACGTGCTCAAAAAGAAAGTAAAGCCGCCCGTAAAGCTTGGAACATGAAGTATCACAAGCGTCATTCTATGACCGAAAGAGACTTACAGGCTGCGACAAGACGACTCCGTATGGAGAATGATTTCGCCGAACAAGTACGGCGTGCAAACCAAATTGCCGATACCCGTAAACCTAAGAAAGAACATGGTAAATTTGCCAAAGATCTTGGACGATCTGTTGCAAACTCAGTTATTGATACTGGTGTTAAGACTGTTGTCGGTGATCTTATGAAGAATAAATCTAATAAATATTCTCCTGTTACAAATACTGTATTGGGTGAAATTGGAAAACTTAGAGACGCCAATCGTTCCGCATTAGATGAGGTTAGACGTATCTGGTCTTAGTTAGGGGTATTTTCTTTTATGGTATTATCTAATAAAGCTTATCCGGAAGAATACATGAAATTCAAAGAAGCAGTTCTGAGAGGTGAAATTCCGGTTAATCGCACGGTCTCTCTGGAAATGAACCGAATTGACTTCTTAATTGAGTCTCCGGATTATTACTATGACGACAAAGCGATTCAAGGGTTTATTAGATTTTGTGAAAACGAAATGACCCTTACCGACGGAGGAGATGTAACTCTCTTGCCGTCCTTTAGATTATGGGCAGAATGTGCCCTGGCGTGGTTTTATATTTCTGAGGATAATGTCTACAATCCAAAACTTGGAAAGTGGGAAATCCGAAAGAAATTCAAGCGACTCACAAACAGACAGTATCTAATTGTCGGACGTGGTGCCGCAAAATCACTATACTCAACATTCATGCAAGCATACATGCTATTAATTGACACTGCTACAACTCACCAAATAGTTACCGCTCCTACAATGAAACAGGCAGAGGAAATTATGGGTCCATTCAGGACTGCGTTGAGTAGGGCTAAAGGTCCGCTAATTGGTTATATGACACAAGGTTCTAAAATGACCGGAAATCTAACCAAAAAGCAATTACTAGCATCTACAAAGAAGGGTGTTGAGAACTTTGCAACGAATAGTCTATTGGAGATTCGTCCAATGTCACGAGACAAACTTCAAGGTCTTCGTTGTAAGTATGCATCTGTCGATGAGTGGCTATCCGGTGAAGTCAAAGAAGACGTAATCGGCGCCATTCAACAGGGTGCAAGTAAAAACGACAATTATCTCATAATCGCTACATCTTCCGAAGGGACTGCTCGTGATGGTGTCGGGGATACTATCAAGATGGAGCTTATGGATATTTTGGAAGGTCGATATTTTAACCCTCACGTATCTATTTGGTATTATCGACTGGATGATGTACGAGAAGTTGCTAATCCAGAGTTATGGATGAAAGCAAATCCTAATCTTGGAGCCACTGTAACTTACGAAACATATCGAGACGAAGTAGAACGTGCCGAAAATCAACCGGCAACTCGTTCTGATACTCTCGCTAAACGTTTCGGAATACCAGTTGAGGGTTATACTTACTTCTTCGTTTATGAAGAGACAATTCCACACAGACCTCAAAACTTTGATGGTTTGGAATGCGCCTTGGGCGCTGACTTATCACAAGGTGATGACTTCTGTGCGTTCACATTTCTATTTCCTCTTGGCCATGGACGATTCGGTGTTAAAACTAGATCGTATGTTTGTGAATCTAAATTAAGAAAACTAACTTCCGCAATGCGAAATAAGTATGATGAATTGATTTCTGAGGGTACACTTGTTGTTATGCCCGGAGTTATTCTTGATATGGAACAAGTATATGATGATGTATACAACTTCGTATACCAACACAAATATACAGTTTACGCATTTGGATATGACCCATATAACGCTAGAGAATTTGTCGAAAGATGGAATCGAGACAATGGTGAATACGGTGTGGAAAAAGTTATTCAGGGTGCTAAAACCGAATCTGTACCGATGGGAGAATTAAAGAATTTGGCTATGGAACGCATGTTAATATTTGACGAAGAATTGATGAAATTTGCGATGGGTAATACTGTCGCGATCCAGGACAACAACGGTAACTACAAGTTATCTAAACGTCGTTCTGATGAAAAGATCGATAACGTTGCTGCGTTAATCGATGCTTGGGTTGCATATAAACGTAACCAAGACTTATTTGGATAGAAAGGCATATTTAGTTATGGGCACTTTTACCGATAGACTAAAGCATGCTTGGTCTATGTTTAAAACTGATTCCGCATCATTTGTGGAAACCGAAAAAGTATTCCAGATTCCTAATGAACCTAGGGCGTTGAATCCAAACAATTCAATCCCTACTCGAACTTTTTCTAGATCAGCAATTTCCTCCATGATTTTTAACCGTATTGCTATTGATGCATCTATGGTTAAATTTCAACATGTAAAGATTGATATGGAAAAAGAAAATCAAGTGGTTCAAAGGACTTCTTCTCTTCAACGATTGTTTGAAGTAGAAATGAATGTGGATCAATCTAGCACAGATTTCTTCCATGATTTGGTTTATTCATTATTCGACGAAGGAGTAGTTGCTGCTGTCCCTTTAGAGGCAACAATTAATCCTATGGAGTCTGATTCGTATGATATCAAAGCAATACGTGTCGGAAAAATAATGGAATGGTTTCCAACTAAAATCCGGGTAAAAATTTATAATGAAGCTAAAGGAGAATTCTCAGAGATAATTGTACCAAAGAAAATGTGTGCTATTATCGAGAACCCTTTAGCTAATATCCTTGGATCCGAGAATCCTACTATGACTCGTTTGATACAAAAACTTTCGATTTTGGATAAGCAAGATTTGGAGTTGATTTCTAACAAATGGAATATCATTCTCCAACTTCCCAATCCAGTTCGAAATGATCTCAAACGAAATGAAGCGAATGCTCGTATTGGGGATATTGAAGGACAGTTGAAAGACTCTAAAATGGGTATTGCGTATATCGGTGCTGATGAAAAAATCACTCAGCTTAACCGACAAATCAATTCTAATCTTATGGATGAGGTTAAGTACTTAACCGAAGAATTGTTGGGACAACTAGGTTTAACTAAAGCTATTTTAGATGGAACAGCTAGTGCTGATCAAATGCAAAATTACTATACTCGAACTATTGATCCTATTGTTACCAGAATTAAAGAAGAATTCCAACGTAAATTCATCACTAGAACTGGTTACACACAGGGTCATAGAATTGATACTTATAATAATCCTTTCAAACTTGTACCTACAGGTCAATTGGCTACAATTGGTGATTCATTATTGCGAAACAGAATTCTTACATCAAACGAATTTCGTGCTATTATTGGTTATGGGCCTATTGAAGATCCTATGGCCGATCGATTGTACAATCCGAACATCTCTGATGCAAGACAAGATGTTTCTATACCTGGGTCTGTCGGGTCCCCTGAAGAGGAAGCTTACTCTGATTACCCTCCTGAGTACAGCGAAGAAGATCTTCAAAATGGCGGCAAATAATAATGGAGGAAAATCATGGAATGAGCAAACATCCCGAGTATGACTTCGCGGGTTACGTAACTCGCAACGACACCCGTTGTACCGACGGTGTTATTATCCGACATGGTGCTTTTGCTGGTAATGATGGTCAAAAAGTTCCTCTGGTATGGTCTCACGATCATAGTAATCCAGACAACATTATTGGTCATGTGTTATTGCATAATGCAAACGATGGAGTTTATGGACAAGGATTCTTTAATGGTACGCCATCAGCGCAACAAGCTAAAGAACTCGTTCAACATGGAGACATCTGGTCCATGTCTATTGGGGCTAATCGTATCAAACGTACCCCAAGTAATGACGTTATTCATGGAAATATCTATGAAGTATCTCTCGTTGTAGCTGGAGCAAATCCAGGAGCGGTTATTACCGAAGTCCTACAACACTCACAAAATCCCGAAGAAGGAGAAACAATCATTATGGAAAGTAATGAACTTATTCACTCATCACAAGATGTATTGGTAGGTCAAGAACGCATCAGCTTGTTTGACCGTATCAAACACGCGGATGAAGGAGAAGCTACTAATATCATGGACAGTGTTCTAGAAACACTAACTCCAGACCAACAAGAAGCGGTTGCTATCTTGGTCGAAGCATCCACAGATTCTGCGTTGGAAAACTACGAAAATTCAATTAAAGAAAACATTGACGATGTAGTTGAAGACAAAGTTTATGGAGTTCTTGAGTCTCTTGCTAAAGGAGATGACGATGACGATGATGATGAAATTGAACAATCAGCATTAGCACTAGGAGGAAATACTATGCACTACAACGCGTTTGAAAACGTGTCATCCAACAATGACGAACTACGTCACTCTCTTGAAGCGGCGCTTGATACTGCGAAAAAATCAGGACGAAAACTAAGTCAAGTATTGACTGAAGTTGACGGCGGCGACACTTTGAAACACTCAATGAACAACCTTGATTTGTTGTTCCCAGATCATGCCCTACAAGGTGGCATCCAAGTACTTTACTCGCCAAACACTGCCACAGAACATATTCTTAGCCGCGTTACAAAAGTACCAACTGCATTCGTCAAGTCACTTATGACAGACCTTACAAACCTTTCTGACGAACAACTTCGTGCCAAAGGTTATATCAAGGGTAAAGAAAAGAAAGAACAAATCATTGGATTCCTTTCTCGTAAAACCGACCCTCAAACAATCTATAAAAAACAATCGATTGACCGTGACGACCTTATTGACATCAGCCAACAATTGGACGTAGCTGCTTTCTTCCGTCAAGAAATGCGTATCAAACTCAACGATGAAATTGCGCAAGCAATCATGGTTTCTGACGGACGTGAAACTGGTTCAGAAGACAAAATCAAAGAAGATAAGATTCGTCCTATCTCTAAAGATGATGACTTCTATACAATCAAAGCTAAATACAATCCAAACGCTATGTTGGACGTATTCGAAATCATTGCTGAGCAAAAGACTAAGATGCTTGGTTCTGGAACTCCTACTTTGTATGTCAACCCATTGTTCCTTACTAAACTTCGCTTCTTGCGCAATAAGAACGGTAACTGGGTATTTGGTGGACAACAACCTGCTACCAAAGAATACCTCGCATCATTGATGGGCGTTGCCGATATTGTTGAAAGTAACTTTATCAAAGAACAAGAAATGATCATGGTTAACCTTGCTGACTACCAAATCGGTACAAACAAAGGTGGAGAAGTTAATACATTTGAAGACTTCGATATTGACTACAATAAACACAAATACCTTATCGAAACTCGCTTGTCTGGTGCCCTTGTTCGTGCTAAAGCTGCGGTATACTTTACTCCAGATGCATCTGTTGCTCCTCGTGCTCACCAAGCTGATGTTCAATCTCAAGCTGCCGGAGCTCAAGCTGCTCGTGCAGGAGTTCCTGGAGGTTAAGAATGAAGTATTCGGGTAATGCAGGTTTTCGATTGGAGGATGTCGAAGTAGAACCTGGTGTCTATGAACCAAAGATTGTTGTCAAACCTATCAAAGGTGATCTGATTAACGACACCACATTTCGTAATCAAAATAGCAGCAAATCTACAATAGACAATGTTCAAATCACCAATCGTCTTTCAATCGTTGCCCATCCATTCTTAATGAAGCACATCACAAATTTGTTATATGTTACTTTTATGGGACAGAAGTGGAAGGTTGAGCGTTATGCTATTAAATCTCCACGAATTATTTTGGATTTAGGAGGATTATATAATGAGCAAGCGAATGCATATCCAGGACTTGCTGGAGAAAGCAGTAACTAAACTTGGGGAATCTTATAAAATCATCTATAATCCAAACTCAAGTAGCAAACTAACATATCCATGTATTCTATATAGACGACATGGTATTCATAAGCGACATGCGGACAATACAAAATATTATTCGCATGAAACTTATCAATTGACAATTATTGACAAACGCGTGGATTCTCCGATAATCGATATATTATTGGACAATCCCCATTGTCGATATCAACACGAGTTCATTGTTGACAACATGAACCATACAATCTTAGAAATTACAACTGGAGGTAAGGCCTAATGGCAAAACTCGTATTCGATGAAATTGGAAAACGTTTCTATGAAACCGGTGTCTCTGAAGCGGTTCTTTATCCACAAGATGAAACTGGTAACTACCCTAAAGGTGTAGCTTGGAACGGTATCACTTCTGCTAAAGAAAACCCCACAGGCGCTGAAGCTAGCGAACACTATGCTGATAACATGCTATTCTTCTCTATCACAGGACCTGAAAAATTTGAAGGTACTATTGAAGCATTCAGCTCACCAAAAGAATTTGATGCTTGTGACGGTATGGCAGAACCTGTTAAAGGTCTTCGTGCTCACGGTCAAGCTCGTCAACCATTTGGATTTGCATTCAAATCGATTCTTGGTAATGACGTAAAAGGTGAAAACTTTGGATACAAGATCCACTTGTGGTACGGATGTAAAGCTGCTCCATCAGAACGTGATTACAGTACTGTGAATGAATCACCAGAACCACAAAACCCATCATGGAGTGTTAAATCTACTCCTGCTAAATTCACAGGACACAAACCTGTTTCAACTTTGACAATCGTTTCAACAGATGTTGAACCAGAAAAACTTAAGAAGTTGGAAGACGCTTTGTACGGTACTGAAACCGAACAAGCTTACTTGCCACTTCCAGACAAAGTTAAAGAATTGTTGTCTTAATTAACAAAGGAGGTATTCATACATGCTAAAACAGAAAGTTCAATACGAAGACTTTGATGGTGCAACTCAAGTCGAAACTCTTTATTTCAACCTTAACCGTATGGAATTGATCGATCTTCAAGCTCGCTATGGTAAAGAAGACATGGCTAAACACATCGAAAAACTTGTTGAAGACAAGGACATCGAAAAAGTATATGCCATTCTTAATGACATTGTCATTAGTGCTTATGGTGTTCGTTCTGAAGACGGTAAACGTTTTATTAAAAACGATCAGATTAGGGAAGAATTCAAACAATCTCTTGCGTATGATGCTTTGATCGAAGACTTCCATGATGAAAGCCGCAAAGTTCTTGAAACATTCATTACAGGAATTACTGCTCATATTCGTGGAATCAACAAAGCTGAAAATGCTGTGAGCGCTGTTCAGTAAAAAGAAGCTGTAAAGGGATGTGCATATTGCATATCCCTTTTATTTTTAAATTTTTTGAGGTGTGAAAATGGCGCAAGAATTTCTAACTGTGCGACTTGATGATACTGAATATTGGGACGACGAGAAAGAAGAATTTATTTCTTCTCCTGGTAAAGAGTTGACTTTTAGATATACTCTTAAGAATTTGGATAAGTGGGAAAGTAAACATGAGAAAAGATTCATAGATAATGATAAAGATATTTCTCCAGAAGAAATGCTGGACTTTATTAAAATTATTTGTGATGAAGAATTTGATGTCGACTCGCTTTCTCAAGAGAATATGGAAGAAATCATAAAGTATCTAAAACATACACCGTCAGCTACAGTATTGCCAGAGTCTAAAAATTCTGGAGGAGGATATCATCGTAAGAAAATTTACACATCTGAAATAATTTATGGATATATGGCCTTAAACCATATTCCTTTTGAATGGGAAGACCGAAATCTAAATAAATTAATCATGCTTCTAAACTGTGTTGGATCATTACAAGAACCTCCTAAGAAAATGTCTCAAGCTGAAGTTATGGAAGAACACCGCAAGACTGTTCTTGCTAATCGAAGAAAACAAGAAGCTGCCGCAAGGAGTAGAATGCATGGAAAATAATTATATTGCAGTCTCCTTTTCTGATACTATTGAACATTTCGGCGTCAAAGGTATGAAATGGGGTGTAAGAACCCGATATACATTAGATAGAATCAGAAACAGAAGATATTATAAGAAACGTTTAAAAGAAGCTAAACGTCGATATAAGAAAAATCGTCCGGGTAGGTTTTCTAGATCTCTAAAAAATTCTGGAATTGTTTCTCTTGGTTTAGGTGTACTTACTAGGAATAAAGATTTTCTTAATTATGGAATGTCTGGTGTTTTAGGAGCAAAGACCTACGATATTGCTACTGGAGCAGATTCTGCTAGAAGAGTTTATCGAAATGAAAAACGAAGTTTGAAGAATTCTTATAAAGAAACAAAACGACTCCTTAAAAATAATAGGGATAACGATTTGTTAACTAATAAGGTTCTCAAAGTCGCATCTAGTTCCAAACTAAGTGATGCTGATAAAGAAAAACAACTTAGAAAAATCGCAGAAAGGATTGGTAACTAATGGCTATATCAGTTTCTGGAGATTTCGGACATTTGGAAAAATTTTTAACAAGACCTAGAACAACCAATATGGATATTTTGGGCAAAGTTATTGTTAAAGCATTGAAAGATGCTACTCCAAAAGATTCTGGAGAAACCGCAGAATCATGGGGTTATAGATTGATACCAAATTCTCGAGGTGTTGATTTAGAGATATACAATAGTCATTTAAATAATGGAGTTAATGTGGCGATGTTGATTCACTATGGACACGGTACTGGAACAGGAGGGTATGTTCCACCAAGACCATATATTGACAAAGCTATAAATTCCGTTTATAAGAAAACTATCGAGAAGATACTTGAAGATTATTTCAAATAGGTGATTCATATGAAATATAATGACACGATCCAACACTTCGGAATAAAAGGCATGAAGTGGGGTCGAAGAAATCGTCGAGAACATCTTATGAATAAATACCTATCCAAAGGGTATGATATGAATAGTGCTGCCGCTAAAACTGAAAAGCGATTAAAAATCGAAAAAGCTGCTAAAACTGCAGCTATCGTAGGAGGTGCAGCGCTTGGTACATATCTAGGATATAAAGGATACAAGGGTGTTTCTCGTTATCTTGATCAAAATAGATTGCAAAAAGCCGCAGAACAGCTTAATAAAATCCGTAAAACTAACGAACAGATAAAATCTGGTAAAAACTCAAAAATCAAAGGTTTTGGCGGAAAAATTAAGGATGTTGTAAAAGAAGCTCATCGTAAAGATACCGAGCGTTTTACAAAACAAATGGACGAAGCAATTTTAAAGAAAGCCGCCAAACAGGCTTCTAAATCAAACGCAGATTCTTATGCAGATAATATTCTGAAAATTGCTCAACAAAAACCTGGAATTCTTGGACGAAGAAAACCAGAGTCTATAGCAGATACGAAACGTAAGATTTCGACAATTGCTGATAATTTCGCAAAAGCTAAACGTCAAATGAATTCGACAGGTAAAACTATTGATTCAATCGATACTCAAGCTTTAGAAACTGTTAAAAAATTGATGCAGAAAAGGTAGGTAACCTATGGCCGGATATGTAGACGAAAAAGTAGCCAAAGTCACCTTAGACAACAAAGGATTTTCTAAGAATGCTGACGAAGCGATTGCTGCGATAAACAGACTGAAAGAAGCTTTTGCTAAAGTCAACGGTAAAGATGCTACTAATAACATAGCTTCAGACATGTCGACTATGAATAACACAATTTCAAAATCGACGCAAAAGTCTGAAGGACTACTATCTCGCCTTAAAGGAATTTTCTCACGAAGCACTCAAGACATTGATATGTCTGGAGGAGGACGGTCTATTGATAGAATGAATACAGATATTGATAGCAAGACTGCTAACACATCTTCGATTCTATCACGTCTAAAGGGTATTTTCCAAAAGGCAGATAATCACGAAGGCTTTCCCAATTCAATTAAGTCAATTGATGGGTTAAATTCTAAGATTGGAGGATTCGATGCGAGTCCTCTATCAAATGCATTCGCTAACGCCGCATCTTCTGTGCAGAATTCATTGTCTGTTATGGATATTGCAGTTGGTAATGTGTTGGGTAATATGCTTCAGAAAGCAATGTCATTCACCGGACAATTCTTTAGAGGTTATGGCGATGGTTTGGCTGAGTACAAGAACAAACTCGGCTCAATCCAAACAATCATGACCAATACTGAATGGGAAATTCCAGACTCTTCTACTCGTATGCGTAGAGTATCTGGAGCCCTGGAACAGCTTAATGACTATGCGGATAAGACTATTTACTCATTTGCAGATATGACCAAGAACATTGGTACGTTTACTGCAGCCGGGGTTAGTCTAGACAAATCCGCAACAGCTATTAAAGGTATCTCAAACTTGGCTGCCGCGTCTGGATCAAGCACTGAACAAGCTTCTACTGCTATGTATCAGTTGTCTCAAGCACTTGCTGCTGGACGTGTAGGTCTTCAGGACTGGAACTCAGTAGTAAACGCCGGTATGGGTGGTAAACTATTCCAAGATAGACTTACACAAATGGCCGAAAAGATGGGTCATGCTCGTGATATGAGTAAATCATTCCGTGACTCATTGAAAGACGGTTGGTTGACTTCTGAAGTCTTACTAGAAACTTTGCGTGAGTTCTCCGAAGACGAGTCAATGCTTGATGCCGCAACCAAAGTTAAATCCTTCGGTCAGTTAGTTGACACTGTTCAAGAAGCTATCGGTTCTGGATGGGCAACAACTTGGGAATATTTCCTAGGTGGATTTGAAGAAGCCAAAGAAATGTGGACAAGTATCGGTGATATTGTTAACCCATTTATTAGTGACGACCAAGGTAAATACTGGGATGAAGTTCTTGGCATGGAACGTAGTCTTGGTAACTATCGAAACGCCATGCTTAAAACATGGAAGGATATGGGCGGTCAAGAAGCATTTTTCAACTCTATTAAAAACAGTTTTGAAATTGTATTCAAGGCTATGACTAAATTCCGTGAAGGTTTTAGATCTGTAATTGGCGATTATAAACAATCTGCTAAAACTTTCTATAATTTCACTAAAGCTTTAGAGTCTGTAACCGAGGGTATTAAAAAGAATGAACTATTTTTCAATACTTTAAATAGTATCGGTAAAATGGTAGGTCAAACTTTTGTTACTTTGGGATGGGCTCTAAAGACTGTATTTTCTGGTATGAAAGCCGTCGGCGACGCTTCTGGAAGTATATTATTACCTATAAGAACTGCCGCAGATTCTATAGCTAGATTTATGGAGTCTTTGCGATCAAACACAAATGCTCACGTTGTATTTTATCATCTTGGTAAAACTCTAGCCAATGTATTTAATATAATTGTGACTCTTGGTCGTATTGCTATATTTATTATAAAAGATATCCTTCGAGGATTTTCTAAGTTTGGTGACAGTAAGGGTCTTGTTACATTCGCTACAACATTGTCTGATGTTACAGGAAAAGTGTTGACGTTTGTTAGAGCTGTTGAAAAGTTCGTCCTATCATCAAATAAATTTGAGCAAATAGGCAACGTTCTTGGAAAAGTTTCTAGCAAGATAGGTTCTGCTTTTAGTGCTGTTTTCTCTAAATTAAAAACTTTAGCTAATCCTTTTGGAAATGCTGAGGTAATATTCTCAGGAGCAGCTAATATTTTTGCAAAAGCTGGCGAGAAACTTTCATCGGCTTTGAATAAAATAGGTGAAGTAACTTCTCAAGCTTGGACTGCTATTGTCGATGGTTTCAAATCCGGATACGAAGGTCTTAAGGATGCATATACGTCATTTAATATCGGAAGTATAATCAAAGCTATTATTGGTTTATTTGCTTTCGATAAATGGCTTAAATTCAAGAATGCTAAAGGTAGCGTTCTTGACATGGTAATTGAGAAATTCAAAGACATGTTCTCTGGTGCAAAAGAATCTGGAACAAGCATTATCGATGAAGTTAAAGGAGTATTTACATCTCTACAAGGAACAATCAACTCATTTACGCAAAGTATTAAAATCGGATCATTATTGATGATTGCGATTGCTTTAGGTATTTTGGCATTATCTATTGATAGACTTTCAAAGATCGAAATGAAAGATTTATCTAAAGGCATGCTCGGTTTGGGTTCCGCACTCGGAATTCTGTTAAAACTTATTAAAGTAATGAGTGTTACAGAAATTCCTAAAGGATCTGCAATGCAATTGATTGGTATCGCATTTGCTATCCGTATTTTAGCCGGTGCTATGGTCAAGATGGCAGAGATTCCTACTGATAAACTCATGGAAGCTATTGGTGGAACTTACGCTGCTATTTATGGACTAGTTCGAGCACTTAAGTATATTGACAAACTAGAAGGCTCCGAAGCAAAAATAATGCAATTAATTGGTATCGCATTTGCTGTTCGTATTTTAGTTTGGTCTATTAAAGCTATTGCAAAACTAGAACCTGAGAAGTTGTTATATGCATTACCTGCTGTAGGAACATTAATATTTAGTTTAGCTAAAGTTACTAAGTATTTAGATAAAGTCCATATTACTAAGAGTGCTATTGCCAATCTTATAACATTTGCAATCTCCATTCGAATACTTGTTTGGTCAGTTAAAGCTCTTGCGAAGATAGAATGGCCTCAATTATTGGCTGCAGTAGGCTCAGTAATTACTCTTATGGCTGCTATGGCGATAGCGTCTAGAGTAATGAGTAAAGTTCACGTTTCTAAGAGTGCTTTAGCTAATCTAATAGTCTTCTCTATTGCAATACGAATCCTTACTTCATCAGTAATCAAAATCGCTGCATTAAGCTGGGATAGTATTCTAGCCGCTACCTCTTCTGTGGTAACGCTCCTAGAATCTTTAGCGATTGCAAGTCGAATTATGACCAAAGTTAAGATTGATAAGAGTGCTATGGCTGGAATGATTGCATTTGGTATATCTATTTGGCTATTATCTCAATCAGTTATTGACTTAGGTACTATGGAATGGGATATGCTTTTGCTTGGTATGGCTGGCGTAGAAGCTTTACTTCTTTCTTTAGTCGGTGTATCTCACCTTATGAAGAAAGCTAAAGTAAATATGGCGTCTGCTATGGTCCTAGTTGCATTTGGTTTAGCTATTTATGCAATAACTAAAGCTATAGAACCTCTAACTCAACTTTCAATAGAACAACTTGTTAAGAGTATTGCTTCCGTTGAAGTAATGCTATTTTCTTTAGTTGGTGTCGCTGCACTGATGAAGAAAGTCAAATTCAATGCCGGAGCTGCGTTGTCTATAATTATTCTAACTGCTATGATGACATCGGTTGCTGATAATCTAATGAAAGTTGCAGATAAGCCATGGACTAGCTTACTGGCTGCTTCCGCTGGTATTTCCGCTGTATTCATAGCAATGGCATATACCGCCAAGATAATTAACGGATCTGTTAAAAACTTCGCTGAAGTCGGACAACTTCGAGTATTGTTTGATTCATTTGCATCAGTATTGCTTGCTATTGGAACATCAATGGACCAAATCGGTAAACTGGATTGGAAACAAATGTTAGTAGGTCTAGGGGGTATCGTCCTTGTATTGGGTGCTTTGACTGCAATGACCGCACTTATCGACCATATCCAGCCAGATGTAACAACTCTAGGTGGTATCGCTGCGTTTGCTCCAGTACTTTATGCTGTAGGGTCAGCATTATCTAGCGTTGCTGCACAACCATGGACAGGTATTCTTGCCGCTACAGGAGCTATTATAGCTACTCTCGGCGCAATGGTCGCCGCTATGGCAATTGTTGACAAGGTTGGATCCACAAGTGGAGTATTGCAATTGATGGGTATGGCTGTAGCATTAAATATGCTTGCAATTCCTATCATGTTGTTATCGACTCTAAATTTAGTTGCTGTTGGTGTGGCGTTATTAGCATTAGCCGGTAACTTGGCTATATTGCTAGCCGCAGGTGCCTTAGCACAAGTTGTTGCGCCTGGTCTGATGATATTGTCACAAACGTTGATAACTTTTGGTATATCTTCTATATTGGCCGCGTCTTCTGTACTTATTGCCGGTATTGGTTTCTTAGCGTTTGTTACCGCTATTAAAGAACTAGCGGCGATAGCTCCAGAAGCATTTAAGACTGTTGCTGAAGGCATGGTATCATTTTCTAAGGCAATTGCTGAAAGTGCTCCTATATTAATTCAGGCATGGGTTTCTGTTGTTAAAGAATCTATTAATGGATTGGTTGTTTTAATACCATTTATTGTAGATGCTGCATTTAAACTCGTTATTGGTTTGGTAAACGGTATCAAAGAAAATGCTCCTGAGTTGGTTAAAGCTTCTGTAGAGATGCTTGTCGAGCTCGCTAAAGGACTTATTGAGAATATCGATATTCTCGTTCAAACCGCTATTGAGCTAGCTGTCAAATTCATAGAGAGTTTGGCTAATGCGCTTATTGGTGTACGAGATAGATTGATTCCTGCTTTGCAGAACCTATTTATGGTTATTAGTGACGTTCTATTGTCTGTATTGGGTGGTTTATTAGCACCACTACTCGAGAAGATTGTTGAGATCTTAACTCCTGTAGGTACAATGATCACTGAATTCCTATCCAATTTGGCCAGCGCTATCGAGCCTATATTTACTCCACTTATGGAAGGTCTTAAGGTTCTATTTGAAAGTATTGCAACGATTATAACAGTTGTGGCAGAAGCTATTATTGCCACTGTAAATGCCATCAAAGATATTATTAGTTCTATTGCGGACGTTATTATTTCAACGCATGCTACTATTCAGACAATCGTTAATGCCATCGTCGAAGTATTTAGAATTATGGCAGATGCTATTGATACTGTTATTACTGGTGTAATTAATATTATTGATGGCGTAGCGAATGTAATTAAGACTGCTGGCGAAGCTATTAGCGGCGTCTTAACAAGTGTCGGAGAAGTATTCAAGTCATTTGGTGAAGGTGTTAAAACCGCGCTTGAAGGTGTTGGTAAAGTCGTTGAGTCATTTGGTACTGGTATTAAGACTGCTCTAGAAGGAGTGGGAAAGATTTTCGAATCTATTGGTACGGGTATTAAGACTGCTTTAGATGGTGTTGCCGATGTAATCAAAGCCGTTGGTGATGCTGCTAAATCATTTGGTGAAGGCTTCAAAGCGTTCGGTGAAGGTGTTAAACTTGTTGGCGAACACGGAGCCACTGCCGCTACAGGGTTGGCTTCTCTAACTGTGGAAGTTGCAAAACTAGGAGCATCTGCATATGCTGGTAATCTGCAAGGATTTACTACAGATATCGAAAACTTAGCTAAAGCGTGTTCAACTCTAGGAGATACAGCAAGTAATATCTTGACGCTATCTACGTCATTGACTATTATTTCTTCATCTCTAACGATTATTTCTGGCGTAGGATCCCTTGCAGCAACCGCGTTCCAAACATTATCAACAGAATTCACAAATATTTCGACATCCGCTGAGTCTGCTTCTACAGCATTCTTGAATTTGTCGGGACCGGTTAATATTTTGATTGGAATGATGAGCGCTATCTTGTCTTCTTTCGGAACCGCTATAGGTCAATTCCAAACTATGGTTGGCGCTATGGAGGCAGTTAACCTTGGGTTCATCAACATTCAAAATAGCATCACTTTTCTAATGGAAAACTTCAACCTAATCAACACTAGTGTCGAAACTTTTAAGACATCTCTCTTAAATGCACAAACACAAATGGGTGAGTTCTTCTCTTCTATCTCAAACTCAACTGAATCTTTCGCAATCTTAACCGCAGCGACTGAAACGGGTATGCAGGGTATGGTTATGGCTGTACAAAATGGTATGGCTAATGTCCAAACCACTATGGATAGCTCTATTGGAGCTCTTGCCTCTGCTGTGGGTGCTGGATTTGGTCTTGTATCATCTGCTGTTTCTAGTTCGATGGAAACTGTTATTGGTGCGGTTCAAACTAGCATGACTGGGGTTGTTAATTCCATTTCAACATCAATGTCATCGGTTGCGGATCAAGCTAACGCATCATTCAGCGCAATCGGCACATCTATTTCCGGAAGTATCTCCCAAATATCAAGAGATATGTCTCAGGGAATGAGCGGAGTATCTCAAACAATCAGTTCTCGAGTAACTGAAATCAACTCACAATTCACTAAAATGAGTTCAACAGTATCTCAAATTATCTCATCTATGATGACGGTAATGTCCTCATCTATCCAAAACGGTATGGGCATTGCTGCGAATAACGTATATTCTGGTATGAGTCAAATTATTAGTACTGTTGGGTCATACACTGGATCTGCTAGATCATCAGGTTATAATGTAGGTTACTATATTTCATCTGGTATCGCTGCTGGTATGTATGCAAACATGTGGGAAATTGAGTCTGCTGCAAATAGAATTATATATAAAGCACGTGAAGCTGCTCGTGCTGCTGCGGATATTCATTCCCCATCAAGGTTATTTGCTAAAGATGTAGGTAAGTTTATCCCACAAGGGGTTGCTATGGGTATTGCTAACGAAATGCCATCTACAATTAAGCAAATGACTAAGACATTTAAATCTGGATTTTCTAAAGCTGCTGATGGAGCTGTTTCACAAGGACAAATCTTTGCTGAAGCTGTTTCTTCTGCTGTGAATTCTGTTGGTGATATGTTAGATGTGGCTATTGACGATATGTCATATTCACCTAAGATCACTCCTATCGTGGATACAAGCAAATTAGACAAATTCAAATTAAAAGATTATGATGTTAATATTGGAGGACTCAACAAGGCTCTTCCAACGCCATCATATTCTGGTGTTCCTAATAGTTCTCAACAAACAACAATTAACAATGATAATTCTAATAAAGAATTTAATGTTAATGTTAAGGTAGATACCAATGGTAAACCTGTTGATGCTAGGGCGCTAGCCGTTGAAGTTCAACGGCACCTTAAAGATTTTGACGATCAAAATCGAAGAAGTAAAGGCGAGGAGGTATTCTGGTAATTGGAAGCAGGATATTTTACAGTCAACGGACGTAAGTCTGAAGACATAAATTTATTTATCGAAGATCGACCAGATATCCAAACTCCGAAAAGACGAGTATCGTTTGTATCACCAGTTTCCTATGAAGGGGAACTGGTATACGACGATGACGGATATGAACCTACAGAATTTGAGCTTAAATGCTTTTATGATGGAAGTTCTCATGGCGATGACTTCGCGAAACTGTCGGAAGCAAGAAACAACATTAACTCCTTATTCGGTCATGGAAAAGGAGAATGGATGTCTTTTGTTCCATATTTTGATGAAGAACACTCTTACCAAATTATTATGATGGAAATCAAATTTGAGAATAAGTCATATTACGAAGGTTGCATGAGTGTTACAATAAAACTCAAATGCCAACCATATAAATATTTGATTACAAATGAAGTAGAGATTAGTTCAAATTATGTTCTTAATAATCCAACTGGATATACAGCAAAACCAGTATTTATTATTGCAGGAGCTAGAGGTGAATTTGTTTTAACTACAAATAAAACTATTATTAGGTTTAAGGGATTATATAACGAGACGTTATATGTTGACAGTAATACATATAATGTATTTGGACAGGAAACTACTGGTGGTATTTCTAATTGGAATGATAGAACTATAGGTAAAGAATTTCCTTTATTTATCCCTGGAAAAAATACAATTATTTTTGACAAACCACAAGGTGATCATTCTTCTATTGTACCAGGAACAATACATGTTAGACCTAATTGGAGGGTGTTAGTATGAGCGATATTATATTATATGACCAACACGAAAAAGATTTTGAGACTAACGGTATTGGTATTTTGGACGATATATTAAAATGTACTGTAACAGAAGTAAGAAATGGAAAATTTGAACTTGATATGGAATATCCAATCCAAGGAAATTATTCTCAGGATTTAGTTCAAAACAATTATATCTTAGCAAAACCAAACGACTTCGACGATCCTCATGCCTTTAGAATTTATGAAATCGATAAAGATCTAGAAGCTGGTAAAATTATAGTAAAAGCCGTGACCAAAGTCGAAGAATTAATGAGTACAGTGGTTATGCCATTCTCTGTTGAAAATAGGACACCGGAAGAAACTTGGTATAGAATTCGAGAATTTGCTGTTGATCCTATTTACTATGATTTTAAATCAAATATTCTAACTAGAGGAAACCTTTCTGTTGACTCAGTTACAAATGTTCTATCTTTACTAAACGGAAAAGAAAACTCTCTGACAAAAAATATTGGTGGGGAGTTGAAATATAGTAATAAACGCATTCAATTGTTTACGGTGAGAGGTCGACAGAATGTTACAACAATCCGTCCCAGGAAGAATCTTAAGAACATCAAAATTACAACAAATATGAGTGGAAAGTACACCCGTATTTTGCCATATGCTAAGTATACCCCCGAAGGTGAAAACCAAAAAGAAGTAACTGTGTACGGAGACATTGTAAAATCTGATCACTATGATGATTACTCAGTTAAACGTATAGTTGCTATTGATATTTCATCTAAATTCAAGGAGTATAAGGCACAACAAAAGCAACTTAGAAAAGATAAGATTGCTTCAGAAAGAGCATCAAATAAAGCAGCTGATGCTGATAAACGCAGAAAAGAAGAATCTGCTAGAGCTGCTGCTGAAGCCGAAAGAGAACGTCAACGACATCTAAATTTTGAAACCCAAAAACAAAAGCGTCAAGAAGCTAGAGCGGCTGCTTTAGCAAAACGCGGGGGTTCTTCTGGTGGACGACGAACAAAATCTCAAATAGAAGCAGATAGACAATCTCGATATCAAGCCAGTGATGCCGCTTATGAAAGACGTCAATCTGAGTTAGAACGTAAGTTTAATGAACAGGAGATGAAAAGAGCATCTGCTAAACAGTCCCGTTTACAAAAGAAAGCTGAACGTGAGGCCGAGAAAACTAGACGTGCCGAAAGAATGGCAAACATAAAAGAAGAAACTAAAGTGGTTATAACTAAAGAAATGGTAAACGCGGAAGCGGCTACATATTTCGATGATAATCCCCGTGTTGATTTACCAAACATTAAAGTTGAAGTAGATATGATTGCTGTATCCGACACAACAGAATATGAACATAAAATTTTGAAATCGTTGAATGATATTCGTTTATGCGATACTGTCGATGTTTATGTTCCAAAATTGGATGTTGATATAACTGTTAAAATTATCGAGGTTCAATACGACTGTTTGTCGGATAGAATTTTAAAAATCGTCGCGAGCACCGAAGAAAATCTTCCCGGCACACTTTTGGACGGCCAAAGGAACGAATATAAAGAAGCTGCTAAAAATGCAGTTAATGAATCCATGTCAGATATTAACAGTTCTATAAACACTGTTTTAGATAGTGCCAATGGTAAGAATAAAAATTACTATGGACCTGACGAACCCGTTTCTGAAGATCTTAAAGAAAATGATTTATGGTTCAAAGATGTTGGCGAAGGTCTTGTAGACATGTATCGATATGACGGTACACAGTGGATTTTAGTTTCTCCTAATAACTTAAATGAAGTTTTAGAAGAACAAATAAATTCTATTGTGGATGAAGTTTCTGGTATGCTTGATGAATATAGACTTGAAACAGATACTATTTTTGGAGAACTATCCGACACGACTATTGATGCTATGTTGTTCTTATCCGAAAGTAAAGAATCTATTGATGCAGAATTGAACTCTGCAAAATCAAAGATACAACAAATTGAGAATGATTTTAATGCTTCTAAAAAATATCTAAATGATAGAATCGTTGAGTTATCTCAAGGTAATATTGATAAAAGTAGAGCTATATTGACAGAAGTTCAAAAACAAATTCAAGAATTTGAACGCGGTATTAGAACCACATATTCTCAACTTAGGGTCGGAACAAACAACATATTGCGAGGGGCTGTAGATATGCCAGCCACTCGTTTCAAGCGTAGAGTATTTTCCGACGAAACTCTAAAAATATACTCGAGAGAATTGAAATCCATTCTAGTTGTAAATGGTTCACCTGTCAGATATTCTGATTTATCAAATTATCTTAAACCAGATCAACAATATACTTTATCTTTTTATGTAAAATTAAAAGGCACTTCTCCATCTAATATGGTGATTCGAATGATTAGTCCTCCGGCAGTATCGCCAACATATTCTGCAAATTATGTAGAAGGTCGTGGAATGACGGTATCAAAACAAGAATGGGAAAGAGTGCATATGACATTCATTGCCGGTAGACATGATGATATGTCCATCGAGTTCAACATTGACTGTTATGGCAGCACGCCTATTTTGGTTTCTGGTTTTCAATTAGAAGAATCAACAATTTTATCTGATTGGCATCCGAATACTTCTGAAATAGAAGAAAATTTTGCTAAATACCAAGAAGGTATCGATGGAAGATTAACCTTATTACAAACAACCGTAGGTAATTTAGATATAAATATGTCAAAAATTACAACTAAAGTTGAGGAACTTCCTGGTAAAATTACTTTGCAGGTTGACACGGCTAAAGAAGAGCTTAAACAATTTACAACATCGCAAATTAGAATTGCTGAAGATAGAATATCTTCAAATGTCACGAGTAATATTAATGGCCTTATATCTAGTAGTGTCACACAATCATCGGGAGTTATTCGACAAGCAATAACTAGTGCTAATGACGCGACTAAAAGTTATGCACAATCCATTGTTCAACAAGAAGCTAGTGCTAGACAAACTAGTTTAACTCGGATAAATGACCGTATATCCGATTATAATATTGTAAGAGAACGTGTTAATTTATTTAGTAGAACTTTAGGAACTAGTGATAATGATGTTGTTACTAAAATATCGAACATGGTTATGACTAATGAATCGTTCCAAACAATGATTAGTAATGTCGATGCTCGTTCAAGTAATTTGATAAGGGATACAGATTCTTTTAAATCAGTAAAACTCATTCAACAACAATATCTTAATCATATTCCATCCACACCAGGAGTATATGGCAATATTAACGAGTATATTATAGACACTGATAATATTTATACTCCTTGGGCAGGATTTACATTACCAATGACCATTAATAAACTGGTTCCTGGCGTTAAATATACATTTAGATGTAAATTAACAGTTTACAGATTTCATTCTGGATATGCTTCTACAGCAATACAATTAAAAAACCATGAAACTCAAAAAGGTGTTGCTATTAATATAATAAATAAGAACGATAAGGTTGATCTTAATGTTACTAAAACAATAACTAAAACGATTACTGTGAATAATATTTTGGAATTAAATAACAATTCGAATTCATTACCATTTTATGTATGGGTTTATGGTAGCGCTAAAATTGGTATAAGTGATATTATGCTTGTTGAAGGGGACAAAATATCTCCAAACTACAAAGCGAATAACACCGATACTTTCTTGTCCGTTCTTAAACAATTGAATGATTCGTATGCTATTAATATTCTAAATGGTTCTCGAGAACTCATTACAGAGATTAATGCAAACAAAAACGGTATTCGATTAAAAGGTAACTTAATTGAGTTAGATGGAACTAGTGTTATTCATAATGGTATAATTCAAAACGCTATGATTGCCGATGGTGCTATAAACAAGGCCAAAATAGCTAATGCATCTATAAATGACGCCCATATTAACAATCTAAATTCGAATAAGGTGACCGGTTTACAAGGTAGTTTTGATCATTTTATGTCTATTACTGGTTCGTTCGGACATATATTTACTAAAGGTATAACCATAGGTGATACCACTATGACTTTTTCCAATGGTAAACTAGACATACTTCGTAAAAATAGTACCGGTGTTACAACAACCGATATAACTATACGTTCTAATGGACGATACTCCGGACCAACAATATTTAACGGGTCCGCAACAAGTTCTATAGATTACGTTCCTGTAATGACAAATTTACATAAAAATTATCCTTTATCGCCATATAATGGCCGATCTGACATTAGTGTATACGGTGTTCGAGCAATGTTCTTAGTAACATTCTACGGACAAACTAACGAATACGGAACTTCGGCATGGTTATATGTGAACGATGGTTCCTCCCAAAATAACACATGGTATGTTCCAATGAAAAAGGCAAATGATACAATTGGTTGGCATTATGGATTTACGGGTTAATATAAAAATGAGGTAATATGGAAGAAAATCAAAAAAATGAAGATGTTTTGGTTCTTGAACAACTTATAGATAAACTTAAAGATACTATTGGTGCTCTACAAATCCAAAATATCGAACTTAGTATTCGTCTTCAATTAAAAAATGAAGAATTGACGCAATATAAACTCGAGCAAGACTTAATTGCTCATCAGGAAGAATTAAAGAAAGGACTAGATCATGAGTAGATTTAGAATTCGTTCATCATTTCCAATTTACAACGCAGAAGGTGTTGTAGAAAAAACATTGTTTGAGTTATATACCGACTCTCCAACTAATATATTGTCTGTTTATTTAGAAGGAAAACATTCTGTTGATCCTAATAACGAACAAGATTATATTAAAAAATGTCTGGATGCTTGGCATAAAGAGTACTTCGCAGAAATTGAATTCACAAACACGACTAAGAAAGTTGATGAATTGAATAACGCTATTGAGAAAACTCAAAAAGAAGATGCTCGTCGAGACGATTTCATTGATGCTATGGTAATGCATACAATTATGTCAGGGGCTATTGTATATGGAATTGTTTATAAAAAACTTGCCGGGTTGTTACCTAAAGCAACTGTAGGGACTACTTATCATGCGAATGATATTATTGTTATTGAAGATCCCACACATGTTGAAACCCAAGGCGAAGGTAAATTTGTATTTGTACAATTCAACAAGGAGTTTACATACAATGGTGAACCTGTAGCAGACTTTATTACTAATGGCCGCCTCGAAATGAACGGTGTCGGTGTTGCTTATCCGCTCGGATACGGTTTGACCGGTAGATAGAAAGGAACATTATGACAGTAGATGTATCGAAAATCATCGCATGGTACGCTGTGCGTGAAGGTGAGAACTTCAAACTAACTAATGAGCAAGCATTCAAAATGGCTGCAAAATACGGTGGGCTTACTGACCCAGAATTTGAGTTTCAGATTGCTGAGGATGTAGTTGCTTGGTTGGAAGACAATGATTTCCGCGAAGTGACTAACGAACGAAAATTCGGAGATGTATTGATTGTAAATGATGGATTATTTATTGGAATCATTGGGAATACTGAAGGCGAAATCTTCTTCTCAAACGAATTACAAATTGTCCGTCATAATGAATCTGACGTATTCGAAGAAGGCGAACACGTTATTGTGTGTCGCTATAATGGCGATGTTACCCTACCTAATCCTGCCGTAAAAGATATTGCTCGAATTAAATTCGAGGAAGAATCTCTTGAAGCGTAAGGATTTTTGGGTATACCTAGCGGGGTTTGTGCTTATTGTCATAGACCTCGCTTTATTTATTGGGATACTTCTTATTTTAAAAGAGTTATTGTCTTTGAGGATAGAGCACTATAACACTTTAAAAGTATTAAGTGAACTCAATAAACATATTAACTATCCAGGAGGGTGATATGATTATTATTTCAGAAAACGAATTACTACACACCGATAGCTTTGATGACATTATCGAACACCACGGAGTCAAGGGTATGAAGTGGGGTCAAAGAATGCGTGGTAATTATGTTGTTGGCGCTGGTTCCGCAAATAGAGCTCAAAAGCGAATTTTAAGATTACAAAAACGAAATCAACATACTAAACTAAATAAAGCTAAAGATATTGCTGGTGCAATTGGGTTAGCTGCTGTAGGTCTACCATCATTGATTCGTTCAAGTAATCAAAAACGTTTTATGAGATCAACTAAAATTGATAAATTGAAGGCCAAAATAAAATCCAACAAAAATAATACTACTTATAAAGAAGAGTATTCTAAAATTAAAGATGGTTATAATAAACGTTCAAATCCGGCAAAAGAAGCATGGAAAAAATCTATTGCAGAAAATGGTAGATCTAATATTAACACAAAAATTGCTAAATTGCACTATAAATCGGTTAAAAGTAAAGATCGTGCAGATGAGTGGCGTCATAAAGTTGGGGGTAAGAAAACAACCACAGAAGAAGTTATGGGATATTATAATGCAAATAAATATGCCATGAAAGCTAAGAAACTTGAGCGTAAAAAAAATGGGAGGTAGATAAAAATGTCTAATTACATTTCAATTCAATCTTCTAATGATGTCATAGAGCATTTTGGGACTAAGGGTATGCGTTGGGGGGCATCGAAAATCCAAAGAATTTTATACTAAGAAGTATATTAATAAAGGATACCATCCTAGACATGCTCGTGAAATGGCCCAGAGAAAAATGGTTTTAAACAAACGTTTGAAAACCGGTGCTAAAATTGTCGGTGGTGCTGCTCTTGCTGGGTTAGCTGCATACGGCGCTTATAAAGGATATAATCATCTTAAAGGTAACTGGGATCGTGTTGCTGCGGATCACTTAGCGGTTAAAAATCGTAATGAAGCTATACGTAAAGAGTTCGACCGTATGCGAAATAAAAATACGGACCGAGATCTAGATGCTCTTCATAAACGTGGAGAATCTGTCAAAGATTTATTCCGTAAACGCGCTGAGGAAATTAACAACTTAAACAAAGGATGGGCTGGATCGAGCACTATTAGAAATCGACACGAATACGCGGGCAAAGAAATGAAACGAGTATTTGATAACATTACTAAAAGTGATTCCACTCGAGATGCTCGTATTGACAAACAATTTAACCAAATTGATGATTTGTTAAGGGATCTTTCGAGCGGAGGGACAACTAGACGAGGTGCTAATGGTAGACGGATTAAGGACGTAACCAATTCTTTGAGAGGATAATATTATGAACTATATTTCAATGAACTCGTCAGATGATATTATTGAACACCACGGTGTAAAGGGAATGAAGTGGGGTCGTAGAATGGCTAATCGTGTTAAATCGTGGATGGATAAAGAAAACGATAAATACTACAATAGTCATAAAGGTTATGATGACTGGGGGAAGGCTTATGATAGGCAATCCGAATTAACAAAAATCGGAATGGATTATCATTATAAAAAGGCGCAGAAAGCGTATAATGATTATATCAACAAATAAAACCACGGAGTCTACATGGCTCCGTCTTTTTTTGAATTTCCAAAAAATCCCCGGGAGTGATTTTAATCTCAAATTCTCATTAATTCCATATCTCATAATGAAAGGAAGGTAAATATTATGAACAATAAATCATTTTACTATAAAATGGGGTTTAATACTTTATTGGATTATTGTTATGCGGTAGGTAATATTTCATTAGAAAAATTAACCGAAATTTATTATAAATCATTTGGACGACGTAATGAATTTGACGAAATATTTTTCTATGATATTTTGGAACCTATTTATAATAATATATAAGAATATATTAAACCATCTACGAGAAGTGAAAAAATAGGTGATGAAATATTTATCGTTATGTTAAATTTAGAGAAGATTACGGAACCATATTCTAAAGATACTACATACCAAAATATAAGATATTATTTGGATAAACATTATGAATCATACGGTACAAAATCGACCGAGGTTATAGATGATATGAATAATACGAATTGGAATGCTGCTATTTAGAAGATGGAATTCCATCTTCTCTTTTTTTTTTCGCACTTTTTACAAGTCCTATAATGAAAGAATATTTATTATAGGAGGACATCACTATGTCACACGAACAAAAATTTGCAGTTAATATGAATCAAATCGCTATGATTAAATTAGCATTATATTTAGACGACAATGAAATGAGTAAAATGATTGGTCTTGGACAAGACTACACATTGGTTAATTCAAAAGCCAATATGTATATTGTTGAGTACTATAAGAATCTACTCAAAAGATTGGAGAATGAATTAAAAGCTATTTTAGAATCTATAGACGCAAAAGAACTTTATATTAGATCTGCTTTGGCTCGTAAAACATACGATATGTTGGAAAATATTTTAAATGATGAAACGTTGGGATTTGTAAAAATCAGCGAAATTGAAGATGAAGAAGTCAAGAACTTAATAACTAGAATTGGTAAAAGACAAAAAGAAATGGAGTCTGAAACTGAGGAAATTATTAGATTCTTTATAACATTACAATAACACTGAGGGATTACAAATCCCTTCTTTTTTCGCAGAAATTACATATGCTATAATGAAAAGGGCGTAGCTCAGTTGGGAGAGCAGCCGTACTGCGAGATGCGTGCGGAGGGTCGCGGGTTCAAATCCATGCCACCTTTTCAAATTATAAATAGGTACTTTGTTAGCATATGTAAGACCAGGTGCGATTCCGGGCGGTTAAACAGGGAGCGGTGCTCTATACGCCTATTTTTTTTTTTTTTTTTTGAAATTATTTAAAGGAGGTTTGCTATGCCTGTTAGCAAGAAAAGAAAGAAAACAACATCAAAGCGAAGATTTGGTTCTACCAAGTATATCCCCGACGTCATCAATCTAGCTTTCAAATATATCCACGCTCACTACGAGCCAAAGAACGATGAGTTCCATATTTATCTTAACTTGGTTTGTAACGATGCACCAATTATTGTCTCTGGTTATATCGATCCAGACAAGAGTTATTTTACTGGTATACGTATACATAATCCCAAACCTAAGAAAGGACATACCGCACAAACCGTGTATATCACAAGAAAAGATGCACCAAATTTCTTTGCAAATGTGAAAGCTTATGTTGATACTGTTGGGGATTTGTTGGATATAAATGAGCAAATTCCTGTATTGGATATACAGAATAATGGAGAATATTTCAACGATAAGACTCTGGGTGACTATAGGAAGCTTATTTATCCGCAGAAATTACATACCATATAATGAAGAAGATAGCTCAGCGGGAGAGCATCCTGATTATTCAGGAGGGGCGACGTGGTTCAACTCCACTCTCTTCTTTTTTTTTAATTTTCGCAGAAATTACACGGTGTATAATGAAAGAAACTAAAGGAGGAAACAACTATGAACAATAAAGGATTTATGGGCCTAATTAACTTTGAAGGGACACCATTGGAATATGACGTCGATAAGGACAACCTAGCTGTAGGTTTACTTAAAGGTGCAGGTCAAGGGGCTATCGAAGGATTATTAGCAGTAGGTACTGTTGTTGTAACAGTTGCATTATTCACTAGTAAAAAATAAAGAGGGATCTTAGGATCCTTTCTTTTTGTTTAGTCAAGCCATTCATAATAATTATTTAAGGAGGAATCCTCATTTATTGTCAGTCAACAATGGATGGTTTAATTAAGCCAAATTAAAGGAGGTATATAATATGGCTATTATTTTATTGGTGTCAGCATACATGTGTGTTGATATTGTGTCTATTTTACGTGATAAAAAGGAGGAAAAGAAATGACTACACCAATTAATTTCATTACAATGCCAGATTTTTCGGGAAGAAACTCAGAAGAGATTAGTATCTCAATTACTATCAAAGCGGCGATTGTGGATTATCCTAGACTAACAGATCCTGTAGATAAAGCTGCAACATCACTGCTGGTCACAAACTTTGAAAAAGTATTTCAATTTGACGAGTATCGTATAAAAGAAGATCTTTTGTTTGTTAGAGATTATTTCTTATCTAAATTCGCTAAAGAAATAGCACAAGATATGATGTATTTCTTTTCACACACGGAAGAAGTTAATAAGAAAATGGACGCAATTTCAAAAATGAAAATGAGGTAAGAAAAATGAGTAAAGATGGTCTAGTAAAAATTTCCAAATTAGAACACAACGCCATATATGGTAGAAAATTTATTGACGAATTTAATCGAAATAAGGATAAAGGTAAAGTTAAATTCCATACAAAACCAACACAAGTAAATCGTAAAAATCCTGTTTTGGTAATTGATTGCTATCCTGTAGTCCGTCGATGGATGTACGAACTTGATAATGGATATTTTATACTATTTTCTGTATATAACAACACTCGTTCAGAAGCTGTTGTTGCAGCTTGTCCAGAAAACTCAGGCGAAGTTTATCATTTAGACTACACCATGGTTGATATCCATACAAAGAAAGACCTGGTTGATTTTGTTACGGATTATAACAAATATTCAGTTTTAGATATGTGGAAATTGGAGAAGGAAATTAAGGAGTTTACATAATCGCAGCTTTTACATATCCTATAATGAAAGAATATTTATTATAGGAGGACATTACCATGTTCAGAAGAATTATTAGAGAAATTGGATTTCGCACACTTGCATTATACGCTGTGCTTGAAGAAGCTTATGTAGAAAAGCTTGAAAAGCAAGGGTATATTTCGGAAGATAGCGAATACCATAAACGAAGACTAATTACTGTACAAAAGGTACTGAACAAACTAAGAAATGAAGGATTTTAAAAGGAGGATAAAAATGAAAACTATTTTAGACATTTTCAAAGCATTGTTTGGAATGCTCTTCGTGAATATTATCGCGGGACTATTCAACTTTGTTGGAAAATTATTTAAATAGAGGATTTGATTATCCTCTTCTTTTTTCAAACTTAGAAAGGAACTTACTATGAAATACAACTACAACCAAATCACAATGATCTACCATCGCAAACCAATTCCTGTAAAGCCTATCAAAAAGGCGGTCATTAAACTTGGCTGGAAGCACGGACTTATTGCTGGGGTTATCGTTGGAGCATATCTAGCATCGAAACAAAAGAAAGAAGGTAAATAATATGTTGGAAGTTAAAACAGACTTTTTAGAAAAAGAACTTAATGTTATCAAACACGTTGATGAGCACTATGGGGAAGATTTGGCTATGATTGACTCGGCAGAAGAGTTGGGCCAAAAGATTGTGAAATCGGCAGTTTACCTTAGCGTGGCTAGTTTTATTGTTTGCGGGATTGGTGTTTTAACCAGAGGTCTTGCGCACAAAGCAGCGAAAGAAGTATATCACAACATGGACAATGACCAAGAACTGCAAGAATTATTTAAGGAGCTTGATGATGCAAGAAATGAACTATATTCTTAATAATGACAGGGTTAAAACTCGGTCAACGTTTTTGACTTGGTTATTTTTCAATAAATCAACGCGCAAGCTATGCTTAAGCAGTATCGAAACATTACGCGAAGACCTTGACAAGCTTGTATATTTACAAGAAAAAGCGGATGCCGCACGTGATTTGGATTCGTTTTTAAGAATAGCCGATGTGGTTTACGGTATGACAACCCTATTGAACCTTATAGTTAAATATGGGTATTGTAATCGTAGACTTACTTATAAAGAAATCTTGGATCTCAAAGTGATAATGAAAGTAATCGAAAAAATGATTAGTGAGGTAGTATAATGTTTAAAAAGTTATTTAAAATTGAGGAAGTTGAATTCGCAGATAAAGATATGCAGGAAGCATATTATCGTGGACAAGTGGACGGTCGTACTCAGGAGCAAATTAATAATGCGTTGGGTATTTTTCTAACGGGAGCTGTTACTGCGCTTGGGTATCTTATATTGGGACGTCGTAACACACGATACAATCGTTCCCTAAACGAAGCTATTTCTGAAGAAGGTAAACTAGGCGAGTCTATGTTTCTTAAAGATCAAAACGACGAATTGCGCGGAATGTTTGGAGAAGAATGATGAGACCTATCGATCGTGTTATTGTAGAAGTTAATAATAAGGTGTATTCATTTCTAAATCCATTATTTTTCGATGAAACCGAGTATCCTTATCATTCAAACCATTGTAAAGTAGAAAACTTGGCAGTGTGCGTTCGTTACAACAAAGATTTTATTAACGATATAACTATACATTCGAATAAAACATTTATAATGCTCCGATCATCTAAGTTATACATCTCTTTAAATGGAAAACTTGTAGAAAGTTTCTCACTCAAGAAAGTACAATATGATGGTGTAAATTTGATTTTAAAAACGGTTTGTCCTTATTGAGGTGAGATTATGATAGGAAGACTTATAATTGAATTTGAAGATAAGGTTTATTCTGTGCTTATAGATTCGTATGAAATAAATACTTATATTACTTCTAACGATAGTGACAAAGTTAAAATTTGTTTTATAGACAATTCTATAATTAAATCATTTCATTGGTGGTATAAGATTTCGGGAGAATTTATCAAGAGGAAATATATGATTGTGGATTTTCTGGAGAAACCACATATTTTAGTAAGTATTAGGAAAGAGAAACGTGACGGATTCGATACCCCAATCTATATTTTAATCCTGAGACCCTTACTAGAGCCACCAATGCTACCACCAGCTCGATTTGAGCCAATACGTAGCATATATTCTCCGCAGGAATTCCCTATGCTATAATGAAAGGAAGGTAAATCATATGAGAAAAATTATGATGGCTATATTATACGACGGTCTTGACATGCAGATTGAAGAGATCAAAATTCAAATGGCACTATCTGAGGATAACGCAGAGATCATGGACTTGAATCTCAAGCTTGCTAAACTTGTTGCGGTTCGTAATGAACAGCAAAAGTATAAAGTGAAGCCGGAACAATTGTTCCAGGCTCTTGTGAATATCTTAGGACTAGCTGCTGTATTGAATTTTGAACAATTCAATATAATTTCAAGCAAGATGTGGTCGATTGTATCAAATCGATTTTTCAAATAAAGGGATTAACTTATCCCTTTCTTTTTTGTGAGGTTGAAAAAATGTTAAATAGGAAAGAGAAAATTTTACAGTATTGTTCTCATGACCAATCCTCCGCGGAATATTATCGTGATTTTTTAAAACTTTCTGGTAATGAGCTAGATGGGGAACAGTATATGGTGGTCGACGTTTCTCCTGTAACATATATTGAGACATCTGAGGTCTATGTATTCAACATCCAAGTGTATACTGATAAAAATTTACATACTCGAAAAGACTTTGTTGAATCATATGCGCAATATAAAATTGAAATCATGTTAGAGGAGGTATAAATGGGCGAACAAGCAAGAATAGTTAGAAAGAATGTGAAATATCCTGAGGGACATAATCAATTCCAAGTTTCTATGTCATACACAGACTATGATCATGCGATGTCAGATTATAAACGATATTCTAGTATGTCCGACTCTATACATAAAATTGAACCAGAAATGCTATGCGATGAATTGAATATTTTCAAAGCAGGTATAATCACATTTGTGACCGCTCTACAATACGATATTAGGAATGATCGATGGAATTTTAATGTATTTGGATACGGTGTTTACAACGGAGAACTAACAACAAAAGAAATTGTTAGAAATTATTATTTATATACGGAGGAGAGATAAAAATGGGAGAACCAATTTATAATGTGAATGGACAATTAAGTCCAAATGACGAAAATGCGTTCATTTTGAGAATTGAAACGAGCAACCTTAACATTATTAAAGATTCGATTGAAAGATATCGAACTATTAGGAATAATGTGGAACTTCTGGAAACAAAACACTTTATAGAAGCTGTGGATGAGTATCCAGACACTTTCCTTATTATCGATATTGATCCTATTGTGTTTGATGACAAGAAGAATCTATATTTCATCACATTATATTGTTATGGTAATGATGAGTTGGATTCTAAGATGGACATGCTTAAAAGATTCTTTGAGAACTTTTACACAAGGAGTAAACGATGAAAGAAAGGCTTGTTGAATTAATTAACCACAATTTATCAGATTTACTTTTGATGATTTCCTTGACATTTATTTTTATAGCTATCGAGTTATGCTGTTTAGCACTTATTGTTAATTTGACAGTTACTATGGGCTTTCTAGGATTCTTGATAGCAGCTTGTTTAATGCTATTTGTTCTGTTTATTTACTTATTTATTATGGTAAGTATGTATGAAAATTTATAAAGGAGGTAAATGATGACCCACAATAGACCAATTGTCAAGACTTCGGGAGAATTCAAACAGACGGTTATCGATATGGTACGCGCAATGCCGTTAGATGATTTTCTGTTAATTCCACAGGCCGAACTTGACAAATACATTTCCGCTTGGACAGAACCCGACGCTAATGGGGTTGTTCCTGCAAACGAGGAGTATAAACAGTACTTCCAATTCATTATGACAATTCCTCAGGACATGCAAATCTTAGATATGGATTTATATTACTTCCGTATCGCTCGTAAGATTATTGGAAACATGATGATTGCGCTGCTGGAGTCCCAATATTACAATAAAGTATTTGGTTATGAAGATATCAACTATGAAAACTACCAGTTGCTTTATGAACTAATCCAGGAAACCGGCGATAAAATCGAGGATAATCCTGACAATCGTAGAGCATATATGAGTGCACAAGAACTAAAAATGGAATTTAACAAATATTACGAAGACGTGTTAAACAATAGTACAGACAGTGAGGGCTGAACTGATGAGATCTACAAGACAATATACCCTAATATTGTCTAGGGACGATTTTTACGACGCGGTGGTTGGTAACTTGCGTAATCTTCCATTACAAGAGATATTTTGTATTGAGGATTGGTATATTGATCGTCTTATTAAAAGCTGGACGAGGGTTAAATTTGATGAGGAGTACAAAAAGTATATCTTTGGATTACTTATGGTATCCGATAAAGTTGGTAAACTTGATAGTGAGTTATGTATCTGGAATATTACTAGAAGTTTGGTTGATGAGTTGATCATATGTCTCGCTGAAGGATTTTATTACGATAATTTCCAAACAACTATTGGTGAGAATTTAATGATTCAACCATTTGAACGTTATCCATATCCACCAATTGATGATGAGCAGATAAAATACTTTCTGGATATAATAGATACTATTTATGGACGAGTTGAAGTTGGTACATGGGACACTTTAACATGGCTTAGAAATACTTTAGGAGAAGACTATTTAACATGAAACACCATATTCATATTACTATGTCAGATGATGACATGACGCATTTAGCAGAGCAATTCAAATATTGCGAGAAGGAATTGGAAATTGAAATTCCAAACACACACTACCTAATTCATTTAAGAAGGGATGATGCTGATGAATAAATTTCCATACAATCCAAAGAAATATGTAGAGGCTCTTGCTAAAGCTGCTGCAGTATATTCAAAAGAATTATACCATGACGAATTCCATCGTCCGAGATATTCTTACGCTATGACTTTAGAGAAAGCTGGTGTTAAGAAATTCTGTAAATATAAGGTCAATGAACTTTATCGACTTATAAATGATATTCGTACGAAGAAAAATCTACCAGAGGTTCCATTATTTTCCGGCAAAGCTTTGTGTACTGAAGGATTGTAATTAGAAAAAATAGTGAGGTAAAAATATGAGCGAAGTAACATATCCACGTTTTGTTGAAATCGATAGAAATGGTATTTTTCAAAAGGTGTTCGAAACATCTAATGGGAATGAAGAGTTCTGCATGCCCACAGGTAGAGAATTACAAGAAGGGCCTGACATGATGGATCACTGGATTGAATATGAGGACAGTAACGGAGATCTTCATTATGGTAGATAATACGCAGAAATTACATATCCTATAATGAAACAAAATAAATTAAAGGAGGACATTATCATGTCAGAAAACGTTTCAAAAATTGAAGAAGTTAAGGAAGAACTTAACGAGGTTACCGAAAACTTGGTGACACAAACCGAGGAAACACCACAAACTCAAGTGGCTAAAGAACTGACTACTAAGGAAAAGGTTGTACAAACAATCGTTGCCGTTAGACCAGTTGTTAAGCGTCTCTTGATGTTAACTGCGGGTGTTATCGTTGGTGGCGTTGTTGTCAAAGTTGTTGGCGATCGCATTAAGAACTCGTCCGAAGCATCCGAAAATGGCGAAGTGTTGGAAGGTGATTTTACAATCTCTGAAGACTAAGTTTCAATAGAATACTGAGAATTACTCTCGGTATTCTTTTTTTTTGTATCTATATTTTAAAGGAGGAAACCCGGTGAAAGCTTTACTAGGGCTATTATTCATTGTTGGTGTATCATTCGTTACGTATATGATGATTTACTTAGCATTGATCTACGTATTCCATTTGGACGCTTTACTGTCAACTCTTATTCCTGCAGGTTCTGTGGGATTATTGACATATTCATGGGGGTATACAAATAATGAAAAGCCGGAATAAATAATTTATGGCACTATGTTTGGAAGACTATGGGGCTGTGAAAGTTGATAGTTTAACTCGAGGAACATGTATGTTCTATATTCCACTAGATGGACCGCGAGATGTACTATTAGCTGACTTAGCTACCGAAATCAACGTTTACCGTGACGTTGCGTCATATAAAGGTGAGCAATATTACATTGATGGTGTAACAAAACGAATGAATCCAGCTAATGCTAGTTGGATTGCTGAGATAGAAGGAAGGAAACTATGACAAAACAAACAACGGATTACAACAAAGTACCTCGTAAAACGAATGCTTTAGAAGAAGCAAACGAGTTACTTGACAAGCACGTACAGCCCGTCGCAAAGGGTCGTGTGAAAAAGCCCGGGGTTGGAAAATGGCTCGGAAATGTGTTTTTCGGAGAAGAAGGATTCCGTGGCTGGTCATCGCACATGTTCTATGAAGTAGTTGTACCAAGTTTACAAAATGGACTTGCTGACATGGCTACCACAGCCGTGCAGCGTGCTATTTTTGGACAGGACTATATTCATGCTCGTAGGAATTCTTCAGGGTACTGGGGACGTGGTGTTACAAACGTAACTCGAATGGACGCACACCGAAATGACTACACTCAGTCATATGCAAAACGTAACCGACGTACGTCAAACTATGTAGAAGAAATCATTTTTGAAACACGTCAGGACGCGCAAGAAGTGTTCAATATTATGTTGGTCAACCTTGACACATATGGCATTGTTACTGTTGGGGATTTCTATGAACTGTCAGACCAACCGGCTAAATTTACTGACCAATCCTTTGGTTGGACAATTAATGCTGGAGGTCAAGGACTTGCTGGTGCACGTATTGTGGCTGCTCGTGGAGGAGGATTTAAAATCAACTTCCCACAACCTGTTGAGGTTTAATTAAAATATTGGAGGAAATTAAAATGGAAAAATCATTATTAATGTTAGGTATTGATCTAGATGGCGATATGGTATACACCGTAGATAAAAACGGAAACGAAACAGCTGCCCCACAATGGGTTAATGTGATTGAAGAATTTGCGAAAGGATGTAACTAAAATGAAAAAATCACTCGGAACTCTTGTACTACTTTGCACACCACCTGTTGGATGGATTATCCTTGCCATTATCTGGCTTACAAATAAGAAATAGGAGGAATTTATGAAAGACATTCGTATTTATCCACGTATTCCTGGTGTAAAACCTATGATTTTCCATGACGTAGAAAACGTTAGCCTTGAGAAGGATGGTCAAAACTGGGTTTTAGAATTTGATCATATTGATTATGTTCGTAAGGATGAAGCTGTAAAAGCACATTCTGCATTCTCAAGCGAAAGCGCTATGGCGTACACGTTTTTGTATGAAAAAATTACACCTCGTCCGTTTACTTTTAAATCTAAAAAAGGAGAAAAATAATGAAATTACCTAAGTTACCAAACATTCAAACTATCAAATCAACCGCTAAATCTGCTATGGTTACTACAAAAATCCTCGGTAAGAAATACGCACCGGTCGTATTGCTTGGTGTAGGTCTTGTCGGTTATGGTTATTCTTTATATGCCGGAATTAAATCAGGTAAGAAGCTTGAAGCTACAAAAGCTAAATATGAAGCTAAGGATGCTGCTGGCGAAGAATACACACGTTTTGAAGTTGTAAAAGACGTAGCTAAAGACGTTGCAGTACCTGTTGCTGTTGCTACTGCATCTACTGCTGCTATCGTTTTAGGATTTGCTATCCAAACAAACCGTCTTAAAGCCGTATCTGCCGCACTTGCTATGGTTACCGAAGAACATGCCCGCTACCGTCTACGTGCTAAAGAAGTTCTTGATGAAGCAACATTCAAGAAAATTGATGCTCCTATGGAAACTAAAACTGTCGAACTAGACGGTAAAGAAGTCGAAGTCGAATCAATTGTTCCTAACGAAGGTGATTTCTATGGTCAATGGTTCAAATATTCATCAAACTATGCTTCAGACAATCCAGATTATAACGAAAGTTATATTAAGGAAGCTGACAAATATCTAACAGATCGAATGATGAAAAAAGGGGTCTTGACGTTTTGCGAGGTCCTAGAAGAACTTGGATTTGACGTTCCTCGTGCTGCGCTTCCATTCGGATGGACAGATACAGATTCATTCTATATTGAGTGGGATGCGCATGAAGTATTCGACGAAGAAAAACAAGAATATGACTTGCAATACTATGTACGCTGGAAGACTCCTCGTAACCTCTACGCAACCACATCTATCAAAGATTTCGTACCTAAGAAAACTAGAAAGGAATTGAACTAATATGCGAACACCTATCAAAGTTATTTTAGCATTGGTAGGGACTGCGGGTGCCGGATACGGCGCCTACCGTCTCTATAAATGGTGGAAAGAAGAAGATAAACTCGAAGAAGAAGGTTTATCTTATGAAGAATTGGTAGCTGCTAAGGAAGCTGCAGACACTCAAAAGAAACTTGACGAAGACGCTGCGCGCCAAGAAGAATTTGCAGAACATCTACGTGAATTGGACGGATTACCAAACGATGGTCATGATTGGTATAAAACCGAAGATGGTCAATATATTCGTCGTGACCTTACACCATTTGAGAAGAAAAATGGTGCGGACTACAACCCTCTCGAAGAGGAGTACATCATCGAATCTGATATTCATGGAAACGAACGTGAATATATTCAAAAATATCAGGAAGGAAGTAAGCTGTTAAATCATCGTGATGACACATACACAGCAAGTGATATTGTTAACGTCACTCGTGAAATGACAGCTCAAATCAGAGCATTGAAACGTCAAGAAATGGAACACGACCGTCAAATTTACGACCCAAATACACAAGAAGGATATGACTACTACCGTGCCCTCGTAATGGAACGCTTCAGTATCATGGATAATGATACACGGGATAAGCTTGCCGTCTTATTCTCATGGGAATATATTCCTACTCGTGAAAACATTGGAGACTGGAATATCCGTGAAGACATCGTACGTGACCGCACCGAACACTTTGGTTTCGGAACAATCTATTCTGACTGGGCATCTATTGGAGAAATGATTATTTACTTCTCTAGCCGCTTGTCAAGTTCTACTGGATATGGCACTACTGAACAATTCGCAGATTGGATTGTAGATACTTTCGGTCTTGATTTGGAAGATGATAAAGGCCCCGTTATTCATGACACTATCATATCGTTCGTTGAAGGTCATCGTCTTGGTAAAGAAAATGTGGATAACACTTACGGCTTATTCCATTTACCTAAGGACGAATATGTTGATGCCGACACATTGTGGCACGAGCACAACCATGCTATTTCGCTTATTCTAGATGAGCGTTTGCAGCCTGTATTTAGAATTTCGGATGAGTTAACAGAGGGGTAATTCTATGATTGAGAGAATTAAAGAGTGGGATATTACGATTAAGTGTGTGGTATGGTTATTTCTATTACGAAACATGATACTACACCCAGTTATTCGTAATGAGGCAGAGGAGTATTTGGAGTCTCATCGTATTTTACTATCCGATTGGAAAGACGAAATAGATGGACCGTGGTATAAGGAAGTTACATATTTTGATAACTCATATGATTACGAGAATGCATATCTTGGAAGTGACCGCTGGGAAGTAATTCAGTATAATTCATTCAAGAATTTATTTTACGATGTTCGTAGTACTGGAGTTGATTTAATTCTAAATCCTACTGCGCGAATACGCGAGGTTGGTGATAGCTCTCCTGGTCGTGTGTTTTTTATTACTAAATTGGTTGGAGTTACTATTCCGTATATCTGTATCTTACCGGAGAATTCAGATCAGCGTAACTATGTATTACATCGTATTCAAACTAGGGCACTGCAGGGTAATCGTAAGGATGTTATAAAACTAATTAACATGTATTGTGATGTATATCCTATGCTGGCGTTTGATGATACTGGTAAATCCAATTTGTACACATTTGGACGCCAGATTTATATTACTGGTGTTATTAATGATGGACTATATATTGATCTACACAAAGAAAGAGAGGTTCGTCATGTTCAAAAGACTGTTTAACTTCTTCTTTCGATATGAACAAGGTCTGAAAAAATCCGCGGTTCGAATTCATCATGAGAATTTCAGAAAAGAAACTGAGTTCACAAATGTGTTAATTAAATGGGCTGATATTTATAATGGTGTGATGCTGAAACACAATCAGAAAATCCCTTACCCTTATTTGAATATCTTCGTATCAACTGACTACAATTGTTTTAAGAGTTACTCATTAAAAAATGGAGGATACTATCCTTTCGCAATTATATCTGAGCGCCCTAATGACTTACGAGTCCTTATATTCTCAGACGCGATTGAATTACACAAATTCTGTAAAGCAATGATGGATCCAGATCTATGCTATGACGTATATATGGGGGAATCTATATCTAAAGGCCTATTCAAAGTCTTTAGATTTAAACTAGACGATACTCATTTTGTATGTGAGAATTTACATACAACAATATATGTCAAAGGTAACGATTTTCTTAGATGTATGTTTGGTGAAAATCCATTTACAGCATACAAACCAACTGCAGATGAGTTATTTTTAGTTGACTACTTCACTCTATCCGGAATGAAAGAAGAAAACTATTGGAATTACGAGAAACGACATA